ACTCCTTCTGTGCCTTCGCGTCCGCCTTCGCTTGTTTCTCTGACTCCTTCTGTGCCTTCGCGTCCGCCTTCGCTTGTTTCTCTGACTCCTTCTGTGCCTTCGCGTCTGCCTTCGCTTTCTTTTCGGTATTCACCGGAGCAGGAGCAGCAGCAACAACAGGCACTTGCACTTCCGTCTTCTTAACATCCTCATTACCCTCGGATGAGGACGAGGACTCCCCTCCCTCCTCTTCCTGGGATAATGCCATTTCAATGCACGTATTTACCATCTCCTCTTTACTTACCGTCTTACGTCCGGGTTTAACCGGACGCCCACGCTTTTCCGGTTTGCTTTGACACACCAGTGCCAATGCTTCCTGCTCATCAAAATTATATTTCGCACTCAACTCTTGCACCACCGCCTGGGTGAGCACTTCGAGCATCTTGGTGATCTGACTTTGACACTTATCCATTTTAAATTGATTGGTCGACTGGAGGGTTATCCCTTCTCTTTTCAAGAAAAAAGTTTTCGATTTTTTTTTGAAAATTATTTAATTATTTAATTATTTAATTATTTAATTATTTAATTATTTTATTATTTTTTTACTTTTTTTACCTTTTTTTACCTTTTTTTACTTTAACTACCTTTTTTACCTTTTTTTACTTTAACTACCTTTTTTACTTTAACTACCTTTACCAATTTTTAACTCTTTTAATTATACCAATTCTTTACTTTTATTACCTTTTATTATATATAGATGAGCATTATATTTAATTATGATAAGGATAATTATTTTATTTCTACTGGGACTATTTTAAATATTTCAGGTACACTTACAACCCCACCTAATCCATCAGATATTTCATTAAATAATTTAAAGTATGTAATAAATAGTAATTATTCTATCAATAATACCCTACCGATTGGGTTAACATTAGACACATCGAATGGTAATATTACTGGACCAACTACATTTTTGAATATTACAAAAAATAAAAGTTATATAATTGCAATAGTTGATAATAATGATGAAAATAATGTTATAGGATTAAGCAATATGATAAATATTACAATCGATTATATTCCAGAATTTCATTATATAAATAATATAAGTAAATACGAATTACAATTAAATTCTAATATAAGTATTATTCCATATTATACAATCAATAACAAGTCTGATATATTTTATAGTGTAACATCTAACGACCCATTAGAAAATATTGGTTTAACATTGAATAGATCTACTGGACTAATATCTGGAACTATAGAATTTGATGATCCAACTCAAATAATAAGTAATCTTTTTTATACAATTACAGCAAACAATAACGGAATACTATTTAATAATGAAATAAATATTATAATTGATAAATTGCCAATTGTTATATATCCAGAATATAATGAAATTATTCAAAATAAATTAATATCAATAACTCCATTGAGTGAAAGTTATTTTTCGTCAAGTACAATTTTTTCATTAAATTGTAATTTACCAAATGGATTATCTTTAAATACAAACACCGGCGAACTATATGGTTCAGTTAGTTTACCTATGCCTATGCAAACATATATAATTTATGCAGAAAACAATATAGGCAAAATAAATATTAAAATAAAAATTAATATAATAAAAGATTTAAATGTAGTCCCTGTATTAGGTGACAATTTTTCATCAAATACGTTTTTAACATCGCCTGATATAGAAATGCGACGTAAAGCAGAAATACTTAAATATAAAAAAAATAGTAATAATTTAACAAAAAGTCAATATTATTCTCTCTTGTCAAAAGGAAAAGGTTCGTATGCAAAACGTGCATTTTCAACACACAATCATTCATATACAAATTCAAGTGTGAATAATTTACAACAAAGAAATAATACATTAATATGCGATTCATCAATCAATATTATATGTACACCGAGTAGTTCAAGTAATGTTCCAGGTCCGGTTGTAACCCTATGCTATAACCCAAATATAGGCGTTATTGGGTATAAAGAACCAAATAAAAAGAGAACTAATATTGGGTTAAAATATCCATATAGAGGAGGAAACTAATATGATATATATAAAAGATATAAATATGTATTATATATTTTATATATAACTGATGTATATCTTATTAAAACAAATATTATTATTTGGACTAATAAATATAGTAACATGTAATTTATTTAAATCCATTCCAATTGTTGTTTTACATGGGTTAGAAAGTTCAAGTGAAAAAATGAATCCATTATGTGAATGGATTGAAGATTCATTTGATAAAAAGGTTATTAATATAGAAATAGGTAATGGCGAAAAAACAAGTTTATATACGCCATTACCAGAACAATTAACTGAATTATGTGATACAATTTATAAAAACAAAGAGTTGGAAAATGGATTTGATTTTATTGGAATCTCTCAAGGGGGACTACTTGCAAGAGGTTATGTAGAACAATGTAATGATTATCCGGTTCATAATTTAATTACATTAGTGTCTCCACATGGTGGTGCTTTTATGAGAGATAGTATAGAAAATAATTTTATGTATACACAATTTTCGCAAAAACATATTTCATTTGCTGGGTATTGGCGTAATCCAACAAAATTAGAAATATACTTGGATAAAAGTGTATATCTTCCATACATTAATAATGAAAAACTGCATATATCAATGGAAAAACAAAAACAAAATATTATCTCTCTCTCTAACTTTGTAATGATATGGTCTCCAAACGATGAAATTGTTTATCCAGCCGAAAGCGGTAAGTTCAGTTTTTTGGATAAGGACATGAATATAATTCCAATAGATGAAACTGACATATACAAGGAAGACACTCTAGGGTTAAAATATTTAGATGACGAAGATAGAATGCATATTTATAAAACCAATTGTTCGCATGTAGATCATCGCAACCCAGAATGTTTTGATCAATTATATGAGATTTTAAAATTTTATATTTAATTTTATTTTATATTTTTTAATAATTTAAAATAAAATCGAAAACTTATTAAATTATTAAAAAATAATTAACCCTACCAAATTAACCGCCGAAATGACCGCCGAAATGACGAATGAGTGCATTGCCAGAGATTATTTTAAAACTATTTGCGATCGTAATAGTTTTACTTCGAGTGAACGTGACATTACGTTCAAGTACCGTGATCATAGAGGAAATCATTTTGCAAATACATCCGAAAAGGTTTGTTTATGTGATTTTCATTACAATTGGTTGAAAACGATTGAATCATTAGAAATGCGAGGTGAAAATCCCGAATATGCAACTGACGATTTGTTGGAAAATTTCAAAAGATACGATATTTTCCGTGTATGGAATCGTCGTTCTGTAAATGCTCATTATTCAGACAAAGGTACAATGTATCTATTGCGAGGTAATTATGAAGATAGTATCCCTGAATTTGATGATAATTATGAATGGACATTAAACGGAATTTTTACATGCACGAACCCTACAAACTATATTTTTGAAATTTTACCGATAACCGATAAAAGTGTAATGGAGTGGGTACAAAATCAAGAATTTCTATATGATTATCCAGTTGGTTCATATACTGCATTCTTTTCAAAAGAAACAGGTATTGAAATAGAACAACACGAATTATACACGATAAATGGTGGATGCTATACACGTATGGTGAAAGATACGCATATTTACACAAACGTTAAAAGAGAATTTAATATGGTAATTGTTGAAAAAAAAATACACGAATTTTACTGGAATAAAATAAATAGAATGAAGATGTATGATTTTAATGAATGTTTGGATTTTATGAAAAGCGAAATGGATAATGATATTTTTGGATTGAGTGACCTTTATTCATCTTGTAAAATACCAGATGAAACTATTTATCAAGGTGTTATTTTATTAAAAGAAGCACTCTTACATGAAAACACAAAAACAATTAATACGTTAAAAAGTAGGTTTAAAGATTCATTACATATTATCATGTGGGTAATTTATGTATCAACAAACCACCAATTCTATCAGAATGATGGTTTTGGAAAAATTCCAAATATTGATACAAATCGAACAGAATATTTTAATTTTTATAAAAATCTAGTAGAGTTATTTATTGAAGAATCATTGGTGTCTCGTCTTCTCTGTTTGGCAATTTCAGGTGACCGGCAACGAATCGTATGTCATAAACAATCTCATTACCATAATGTTGTTTGTGAAAATATACATATAGTTAAACTCATTGTTCCCGCATATATAAATGCTAATACTGATATTATTCATGATAATAAAACAGCACAAGAGTATTGGAATACATATGATAATACATTATTTAATGCTCGTGCAATTGAATCGTATCATCATAATACGGAAGAAAAATTCGATAAAAATAATGAAATAGGAGAATTTTTAAAAATGAATTAAATAACTGACTACCGATATACTGTTTAAAAACACTCATAATATATTATAACTACTACAATTTAAATAACATATAGTTAACACCAACATTCTTTTTTTTCGCATTTGTTGTGGAGGCAATATTTATTTATTTTGGTTAATTTTTTAAATTGTCATTATCGTCAAAAATGCTTATTTGTTTATATGGCAAAAATGCATTAAATAATGCCATGGCAATAAACCATAATAAATAATTACCATAATCTTGAAATGTTAAATCAAAAAAATCAAAAACAACAATTGCAACAGGAACACTAATTGTAATAAATAAAATTGTATAAAGCAAATAACTAAAATATTCCATTTATATATATATATATATAAATGTATATAGTATAATAGACTTATTTAATATAAAAAGTATTTGAATTTTAATATATTAAAAAATTAATATATTAAAAATGACTCCAGTGGGAATCGAACCCACGCCAACACCTTGGAAGGGTGCCATGATACCATTTCACCATGAAGCCTAAATAATATAAAAAAAATAACAGAACCGTATTATTGTTTTTTTTGGTGATCGTACAAGATTCGAACTTGTGACCAACGCCGAAAAAGGGAGAACAAACTACAATCAGACCGAAAATTGTTCGGTCAATTAGATGTAGTCCATTTACGCTGCTCTACCGACTGAGCTAACGATCAAAACAATAAGTTGTTCTAAAAACTCACTTAAATGAATGAGTGAGAGGAGAAGGGAGAATTTGCGGAAGGGGTGTTAAGTCAATTAATGAATATTGGGGGGGGGTCATAAAAGTGATAACCCAATATCATCAGACCTAACTATCAATTAACAGTAATTTAATAACCATTTATATGCAGTTCTTACTTTAATAACACAAACAATAATTTAATTTGGGGGGTTCATAAAAAGTGATAACCCAAATTAGACAGTTCGTGTAAGTAATTAACAATTTACTATAAACGGAAGGAGTGAAAGGTCAATTAATAATAATGGGAGGTTCATTAAAAGTGATAACCCATTATCAGCAGACCTTTCTGTTAGATTCTTCTACACTCTATATAGACGGTTGTCTTTAAGTTGTTTACCTGTATAATAACAATAATAGTATAGATTAAATATTTCGATTTTTTTTAAATTCATTTGTGTAACAAACATATATCATTTAATATAAAATATAATTATAATAAAATTGAAAATATTTAAAAGCATTATACGTATTATATATACTAGTAGTTTTATTATAATGGAGAAACAAATTAACAAAAAACTTGATGCATTTCAACGAGATTTTAAAAATAAAATTAAAGATTGGATTTATACCAATAGTGCAAAAATATGCACACCTCATGATAATGATGTTACAAGTACATTTTTACAGTATGTTTATGATTCAGGCAATATAGAAATTACTTCATCTGATTTAAAAAAACGCAAACGTATTAAAAATAATGTACCGCAATATGACCTATGTATTGCAAAACGTGCAAACGGCGATCAATGTACACGACGTAAAAAGGTTATTACTGATACATCAACCGAGGAAGATAATATGTACTGTGGAACACATATTAAAGGAACACCTCATGGTATCGTTACAAATGAAATTAAATTACAAAATCCACATACAAAGGTAGAAATATGGGTTACTGATATTAAAGGAATCTGTTATTATATCGATGACAATAATAATGTTTACAATCATAGCGATATTCAATCAAATAAATTAAAACCGGGAATTATTGCAAAATGGAGTAAAAATGAAAATGGTGATTATATTATCCCACAATTTGAAAATTAAATATATATATATATATATATTATTATTAATATAATTTTTTATTTATTAAATAAAACTTTATTTATATATTAATGGACGATAAACAAATGGCGAATGTTAAAAACACAAATGATAAAAATGAAACATTAATTTCATTTTTTAATAAAATTAATATTAAATGTAATGATTTTACCGAATTGCATGGAATGATTATTGAACGAAATGTATTAATGAATATGGATACATATAAAAATATTAAAAAAATAATTCCTGAATTAAAACAAATTTTGTCATCATCTTATTTAACATCTTTGCATCAATATGCAGAAACAAAACAGAAATGGCCTTTACTAAATTTATTTAGACAGATTTTATTATCGTGCAATTATAAATTAACACCAAAACGTATATCAAATGGATATACAATTGATGGAAAAAAAAAATATAAACGTATGTTTGTTATTGAAAAGATGATAGTTATTATATAATTGTTTAATTATAAGTTGGAGTTGAACCATAAAAACATTCCTCACACTCACTCGAATTTTTGATATTACATGGATGTTTATAGATAAAAGTTCCATTATGTTCTTCTTCCTCATTAAATACTTCAACGCTCAACAATTTGTTACTATCTTTTACTCGACGCGATTGAAAGAGTAATACATTTTGTGCACGTTTTTCAGTATTACGATTTCTGACAAATGTGCGTTTTGCTGCTTGATCCTTTAATTTTTGCATTTTCATGATAGAATTGAATTCTTCGGCATTAGATACTACGATACCACTTGACTTTTTGGTCGTATTCTTATGACCGACTGTTTTTGTTGTTTGTCGTTGTTTACCAAAAGTATGATTAAATCGTAAATCATCAACTACGATTGTTTTTTGGATGGACGTTTGATTGCGTGTTAAACTCATATTGCTTTATTTCTGAAGGGTTATTTACACTTAACATCATTTAAATACTTTCGATTTTTTTTTTAATTAATATATTAATTAATATATTAATTAAAATATTAATTAAAATATATATATATATTAACAATGGTAACTATACCAATAAAATACATACCAACTACACTCAAGATTAATGATAAAAATAAACAAAGGAGAGAAATTAATAAATCTCGAAAATTATATAAAAAAAATAAATATTATACAAGAAAAAATGTTAAATCATTTAAATCAAAACCATCAAAGCATATTATAAATGCTCGTAAAATATATAATATTACTAATATAGTTCCATCAAATGAATTATCAAAAAAAACAGGATGTTCAATAAATTCTCTTAAAAAAATAGTAAATAAAGGAATGGGTGCTTATTTTTCATCAGGTTCAAGACCAAATCAAACACCACATTCTTGGGGGTATGCCAGGTTAGCAAGTTCAATAACAGGTAATAATGCGTCAATTGTTGATTATAAAATTTTAAAAAAAGGATGTAAAAAAAAAAGTAAAGCACTTAAACTCGCAAAAAAAAGAAAATCAATACGTAAAATAATTTTAAAAAATAAATCGAAATGATTTAAAGAAACTTTATTATTAACAACAATAGAAAAATACATAATGTCTTTTTCAACTCAACGAACCCAATCGTATTATCAAGAAGACCAACAACAACAAGATTGTACACAAGGTAGTGTTAATGAGAGTTTTGTGTTTAAACTCTCATTAAAAGATTATATTTTGAGATTACTTGTTCTAGGATCATCCGATAATAAATATGACCCACGAAAGAAGGGGTTGTCGGCAGAAAATGCCGAATATATTAAATCCCAAATCATTTCCGGTCATGGTGAGGAAATCTGCAATATCGTCCGCGATGTTTATAAGGATAATCGGGCACCTAAGCAAGATGCTACAATGATGGTTATTGGGTTGCTTTGTCGTGCGGAAGATATTAATATTCGTAAGATGGGACTTCAACTTTTAGAGAATTTTAAAACAATTTCGCATTTGTATTCGTGGAAGAAATGTCATGCGTCTATTGAAAATCAAACTACCGGACAAAAGAGCAAGGGTTTTGGACGGGCAGTCAAACGCCAAATTAATGAATGGATTCTTTCATATAGTGGTAAACCCGAAGACCTTGCCTATCAAATCACTAAGTATATGGCGCGTGAAGGGTGGTCTTTCAAAAATATTCTTCAATGCACTCACGTAAAGACGGGAACTGGGGATAACCGAGTATTTGAAGAGAAAGAGGGTACCAAAACTAAATCTAAGCGTAAGGTCAATAAGAACACTTCCCCTCCAACTGAACTTGACCTGGTATTGCGTTATGCCGTGAATGGATTTGAAGAAATGGACAAACTCGCAACACCAAACTTACTTTCCACAAAGGTTTATCAATACCTAACCGGCGTTCATAGTGCTATGAAAATGTCAGCGAGTAACGATAAGGAAGCATTAATTGAACTTATTTATAAGCATAAGCTCACGCGTGAACAGATTCCTACGTGGGGATTAGCAGATAAAGAAGTGTTGTCTGCCTTGCTAATGAATAAGAACAAGACACGCATTTCAATGCCTCTTACTGCCCTGCTTCGCAATTTGGGAAATTTGTCTAGTCACGGTGTTTTTGATGATCAAATGACAACTCAACTAGTTACTAAACATTTGGTACATCCAGACACAATCAAATTTTCAAAAATTCATCCAGTTAGTGTTTTGACCGCGTGGTTTACCTATCGCAATGGTTCTGGAAATCGTGGTCATAATTCGTGGATGGTGGATTCAGACATTGTGAAGACATTGGAGGAAATGTTTTACCTCAGTTTCAAGAATGTTGAACCAACTGGCAAGCGCATTTGTTTCTTGATTGATTGTTCTGGATCTATGGGTTGCCAATCATTATGCGAAGGCGTCACTTGTGCTGAATCTGCTGCACTATTGTCAATGATTTTCGCACGAAGTGAAACTACCGGCGATTCTAGTCCAGACCATTCGTTTTATCTCTTTACAAGTAAGAAGAAAGTATGTTATGGTGGGTATGCGGGGGGTGGAAATACAGGGTTAACTGATGTATCTGATATTATTGATGCTGATGCTGATTTTAATACTGTACTGAAATCGTGCCAACGCAGTGATTGGGGAATGACTGATATTTCAATGGGGATTTTGGAAGCATTAAAATATAAGCGTAAGTATGATGCTTTTGTGGTAATCACTGATTGTGATGTCAATAGTGGAATCAAACCGAGTGAAGCAATGAAGCAGTATCGTGCTGGTATGAAGATGCCCAATACGAAGTTGGTAGTTGTTGGAACACAAGGTGCGGATTATACCATTGCTGATCCCAAAGATCCATTGATGATGGATATGGTTGGGTTTGATTCACACGGTCCTAAGATTCTCCAAGATTTTATTCGCTCTTAAACGTATAGAGTTAAATATATGAATTATAATGTAGTTTTATAAATAATTTTTTTATTTATAAAGTATTTAATAATAATTTTAAAATCGATTTTAGAGGTTATATAACTTATACATAATATAATCTTATGCTATTATGACATCAGAATACTCATTCTCGAAGTATACGTGTACAAAAGAAACGTTAGAAGAAACAATAAAAAAATATGGCGTCGCTATTATACCAAATGTATTGGATGATAGAGAATGTAATAAAATTGTAAGTGGTATATGGGATTTTTTAGAAAAAATAACAGAAGAATGGGATATACCACTAAGTCGAGATAATAAAGATAGTTGGCGTGATTTTTATAAACTATATCCAATGCATTCGATGTTATTACAACACTGGGGCGTAGGACATACACAAGCTTCTTGGGATGTAAGACAGAATATGAAAATTGTTGAATTATTTGCATATTTTTGGAAGTGTGATGTAAATGATTTATTAGTTTCATTTGACGGATTAAGTTTTGGTATACCTCCTGAAGTAACAAAGAAGGGATGGAATCGAAATAATACATGGTATCATACAGATCAATCATTTACTACGCCAGATTTTAAATGTATACAGAGTTGGGTTACTGGCGTTGATGTTAATGAAGGAGATGCAACATTATCATTTTTAGAAGGTAGCAATAAATATCATGACAATTTTAAAAATAATTATAACATAACAGATAAATCAAATTGGTATAAACTAAACAAAGATCAGCAGACGTTTTATATAAATCAAGGATGTAATATACAAAATATAAAATGCCCAAAAGGTAGCATGGTTTTCTGGGATAGTAGAACAATTCATTGCGGTATAGAAGCAAGTAAAAATAGAAATATTCCGAATATACGCGCGGTTATCTATTTGTGTTATATGCCCCGTAATCTATCTTCTAATACACAGTTGAAAAAAAAACAAAAGGCATTTAATGAATTACGAACTACAAGTCATTACCCGTGCAATATTAAATTATTTCCAAAAATGCCACGAACATACGGAGGAGATATACCAAAAATTACTTCGATACAAGAACCGATTTTAAATGAGTTAGGAAAATCACTTGCTGGATTTTAAATTATATATATTCAATAGTATCATATTTATGTTCTTTTACAACATCCAAATATTTATTTTTTTTATCAGGTAATGGCGGAGCATCATCATTTGAGGTATCTAAATATGTTTTAATTTTTTTATCAGGTAATGGCGGAGCATCTATATCAAAATATGTATTATTATTTGGTTCTTCTAAAACACTATATTCAGGCAAGTAATTTGGCATAGAAACATCCATATAAGTTGAATCATTATTATATATTTGTTCTCTTCCATTTGTCCCTTTCCAATATAATGGATTTGCAAAAGATGGTATTGTGTTAGAATTATTATATAATTCTAAATTTTTATGAGTTATTGATTCCATACCTTCCATACCAATATCACTATTATCTATTTTATTCTCTTCTCTTCTTTTTCTTTGACATAAATTAATACAATAACAGCATAGTATCATTAATAATATTAAACAAATACCAACAAAAATACCTATGTAAATACCTTGTGATAATGAAATTATACTATTATTTTCTACTAATGATATTTCAATAGGCGTATCACTTATTGAATACAATGTTTCACTAGTAAATACCATAAATCTCAAACGATATAATAAATCTATTTCTAATAAAGCATTATTCAATTTACTTTTTATATTATTTAAACCATCTCCAATTAAAAAAGTTCCACCTGAATTTAAACCTCCTAATGAAGTTGTGGAATCTATTCGTTTTTTCATAGTTAAGTAAGGGACATAACGAGTTGAAATCACTCCATCAGAGTTATTAAAAACCATAATAAAATTATCATTTTCAAGATCTTTATCATTCGTAGGTAATATTGTTGTTGGATCTAACATTTGAGTTCCATATTCACATGGTTTATTACAAAACCCTCCACATATTTCTTTTGTATTAATACTCAAAAATGTAAATCCCACTATATGACTTTGGCATGTATTACTAATATTATAAGGTCCAAAAAATCCTCTAATTCCTTCATGAGGAAAAGGTAAAAATGGTAATAAACTATTTTTCGGTATATGAACAACTTCAGATGATAATTGCAAACGTTCATAAGGTTCTACAACAACCCATACCTTTGTTATTTCTCCTGTTTCATTAGTTAATGATGGCCAACTAATCTTGATATCTTGATCAGTAATAGATATTATATTTAAAGGAGGCGGTTTCGGTGGAGCAGCAACACTAGTTTTTAATCGAATTATATTTTCTGGTCCCTGTCCTATTGCATCTGTTCGAGGAAATATACGTATAGTATAATTTGTATCAGGGTTTAAATTATTCAATATAATTGTTGTAGTATTTACAATCATATGTGTTTCAAATGAAGGAACTATTATTGTTCTAGGGTCTGGTCCATATGTAATATATTGTCTTTGTTCGCGTATGTATGAAATATTATAACTAGTTATTGGTCCATGTTGCAATACAAGTAATGGAGCATCCCAATGTATCTTTAATTTTGATTGTTCATTACTTATATGATCAATAGGCGTTAATCCAATAAAATATTTAACTAGTTCTTGAACTGGTCCGGTAGGAACACTTACTCGAGTTGTAATGTCTTTTACTATAATTGGTTCCATCGGAAAAGTTTCATTTACTATTTTTAATAATAGTTTAAATGTATATTTAACCGAAGGTTCCAAATCAATCAACTGAAAATCGTATGTTTGAGATGGTTCATATTTTGTGATAATAGAAGAAAATAATATATCTGGATTTGCGTAAGTGTTTATAGAGTTTTTCTTTGTTTCCATTGTAGCAAATAAAACAACTATATTATCAGGTATTCCATGACATTGAGTATATAAATTTTCTTTTGAGCATTTCCAATCTATTTTAAGAGAACTATTAAAAAAATCTATATATTTAATACTTATAGTATCTATCCCTAGTCGCAAATGTAATACTATTGAGTTTGATATTTTTTCATTTTTTGTATGTTTTATAATAAGGTTATTATTTACATATATACTACACTCATGTGAACATATATAATTCATAGAAATAATAGAAGTGAAATTAGTATTTACTCTAACACTATAACTTGTTTGAGTTATATTGTGTATTAAAACTTCAGGTTTTCCAATTGTATCGCATATTGAAAATCCATTACCTAATGAATATGTATTACTTGGACAAAATTTACAATTTGTGGAAGCAATACCATCTGAAAATTTACCAGGTTTACATAAATTACATTTTGTTACTCCAATTTCATTAGAAAATTCCCCTGTTTTACATGGTAAAAAAATAGAAGACCCATTATTTGGAACATAATGACCAATCGGAGAATCAATACAAACTGAACTATTTGTAGATTTATATAGCGGATTGTATTTTCCTGCAGGACAAGCAATACACATATTTTGTTTTGTTTTATTTTGATAATAACCAGGTTCGCAATGTTTATAATTCAGAGAACCTCTTATGTCAACATAAGTTCCTATTGGACTTATTAAACAAGTATCTGATGTTATTGCAGATAATATAGACGAATAAGTTCCTTTTTCACATGAAATGCAATGATCAATAGTATTAATACCGAATTTCTCATTATAAGTACCCATTGGACAATGTATACAATTTGATTGACCAGATATATTTTGATAAAACCCTGGAGAACATTCTGTACACGTATGTGATCCTGTATTTGGTTGATATTTACCAGGAGAACATAATTTACAGAATAATTTATCAATGGAACCTATATTAATATTTGAGGTTCCTATCGGGCAATGAATTGTTGAATTTTGTCCATTTTTATCCTGATAAGTTCCTTTGGGTGTATCATAACAAAAAGTTGATCCTGATACATTTGAATATGTTCCAACAGAACAAGGAATACATTCATCTATACTAGATGAACCATGTTTATTATTCATATAACCCGATTTACATAATGAACATTTAGTTGCACCATGTATATCACTATATGAACCAGGAGAACAATCAATAGGTTCAATTGATCCCGGAATAGATGTATATGTACCAGGTAAATTCACGATACAATTTTCAGTTCCATGTTGATTTGTTGAAGTTCCAGGTTCACATTGTAAGCATTTTGTAATTCCTCCATGAGAGAAAAAACCAGGTAAACATTTAATACAACTATCTATAGTTGTAGATTTTATATTCCCATTTTCTGTTCCAGCGGGACATTTTTTACACACTGATTGCCCAAATAAATCATTATATTTACCAGATAAACAAGAATTACAATTCAAATGTTTTCCATCTTCGTATGTTCCAATAGGACAAGGCGTACATATTTCTTTTCCTGCTAATGAAATTAACCCATTATCACAAGTTATGCAATTGTTTATAGTATTTGATGAAATTACATTACTAGATTTTCCAGCAGGGCATAATTTACATTCAATTGATCCTAAACTATCTGTATAAGTTCCTGGTGCACATTGTTTACAATCGATACCACCAAATGTAGCAGTTCCTAACGGACATTGTATACAACTAGCAGAACCTATAACCGAGGTTGATCCATCTTTACAAGGTATACATGATGATATAAATACAGAATAATGGTTCGGGTTTTCTGTATTAATAGGACAAAAGGAACATTTAGCATTATTTTTTAAATTACATAATTCATATATGTAGGAACCTTCTCCGCAATCATTTTTACAAGGTAAGCATTTGGAATTGTCAGCAAGTGATTTATAAAATCCATCTTGGCAAGGTATGCATTGAGGATTTTTATCAGGAAAACAAGGGTGATTCAATTCAAATCCTATATCGCAACTATTTTTACAAGGTAAGCATTTGGAATTGTCAGCAAGTGATTTATAAAATCCATCTTGGCAAGGTATGCATTGAGGATTTTTATCAGGAAAACAAGGGTGATTCAATTCAAATCCTATATCGCAACTATTTTTACAAGGTAAGCATTTGGAATTGTCAGCAAGTGATTTATAAAATCCATCTTGACAAGGTATGCATATTGAATTAGTTGTTTTTGAGCAAGTATTTTTTAATTGATAACCTGGATTACACTGTTTAATACAAGGTAAACAATGAGAATCGTCATTTAATGATTTAAAAAAATCATCTTTGCATGGAATACAAATAGGTGTAAAGGTATTAATACAGTTTCCTTCTAACATTTGTCCAGATAGACAAGTATTTATACATTTATCGCAAACTCTATTACTTGTAAAAGAATAAGTTTTAATTTCATATTCTAAATTTAAAACACATTTTGTAGTTGAAATACATGTATCAGATGATAATAAATAATATTCAGGTAAACACTTATTACAATGACTAACACTGGAAGAAGAACAAGTTGGAGTGTGTGCACAATTTGGTATTTCTTTACAATTTTCACATTGTGTATCTTTATCTAAAGAACAACTATTAATTTCATATTTACCGGTTGAACATGTTGAACATGTTGAACAACTATCTTGTCCTTCTTTATCCGAAAATGTATTACTATCACATTCTAAACAAGAAGTAAGACCTTTAGTTGGACCATATTTACCTATAGGGCAAGAAATACATTCAGATGAACCTTTATCTGGTGAAAATGTGCTTGTAGGACATATTTCACATCCCCATAATTCCGTACTTGAAACACCTATATTTGGGTTAGATCGATATTTATATCCTGCTGGACAAGGAGTACATTGATTCGTATTTGAATAACAAAAAGTTCCACTACTACATTGTGGTGTGTTGCATGGAGGAGGTGGTGGTGGTGGAGGAGAACCATACCCTGATATTTGACCAATTGAAGATAATAATATACCTATTATAGTAATTATCTTTCTCATTGGTTATAATATAAATAATTATTTTTAAATATTTTTAAAAATAATTAAAAAACTGATAAAATTGTATGTTGATCGTAGTTTTTTATTAAATAATATTTATTAATATTTTTATGTATAAAAAATAATGAATCTATTGTTTCATCATTATTATATATATCTAATTGTTTGAATGAAACATTACCAACAAAAACAATAATTCGTAACAGAGTTTCATATTCTTTCGATTTTGGTATATTATAATGTAAATAATACCCAGGAGATAATTCTTTAATAATATTGTCATGGTAAATATCAGCAAGTTCAATATTTTCAAGTGTATTTGTTATTTTATAATAACATATTATAGGAGTCTCAAATATAAAATTATTATTATTTGTTAAATATAATAAATATTTATTTTTAATAAAAAAATCTATAACATTATTTTCTATTGTGTAATCTAATATTTTATTATTATTTAAAATTTCATGTGATGTTGCCCAAATATAATTATTTAAATTATCGGCATATATATGTGACTGATTATAATAATCCTCTATTTTTAAAAGAATTATATTATCATCAAGTGACGTATATATTCCATGATAACTAATATCTGCATTTGGAAATAAATTATTAACATAAAGCAATGATTTATATTTAATTTTTTTAATACTATTTATTCCAATATTAATATTAGATGAAATAAAAGATATTCGTTTGGTATCCATTTTTTTTTCGATAAAATATAATAAAAAGGGGTATTTACCATCTGTTCGAACTTGAAAAATACAAAATTTAAATGGATTATTATTATCAATTTTAGATATATTTAATTCGGATGGTATAGTTAAATTATAATTATATTTACTATTCTTATTTGCAAGTTCCGGATTGTTAAATCTATACATTTTATCATTATCGTCATCATCGTCATCATCGTCATCATCGTCATCATCGTCATCATCATGATGATTGTTAATAATGGTTGATAAATGTGATATTAATGATTTAGTAGAATGACTAGTATCATTTTTTTTTTTATATTTCAACATGATATATTATTATTATCATGAATTTTTAGATGGTTTATGTATAATACTTTCTTTTATATTTATTTCACGATTTTCTAATATATATTGTACAATATCATTTGTTGGTATATTTGGCATTTTTTCAAAATATTTATTCAATGATTCTAGTAAATGCGTCTTATTAATTGCTTTTTTTACATTTGATTGAGAATATATAATTTTTCCATCATTAATATCAACACAATCAATGTCATTACTTTTCATTAAACTAAGTAAATTATTAGTATATATAATTTTCTTTTTTTTTCGATCCTTTATTTCTTTTTGTAATAATTTAATATCATTATCTATTTGTAACCAACCTTTTATATTTTGTGACATTTTTTCTTTATTATTACTCATTTTAATAATATTATATAACAAATATTTATATAATATTAAATTAATATATTAAATTAATGTATTAAATTAATAATATATTTATTAACCAATACTTTTTTTAACCCATTTGTATCTAATCCTTTACTTTTTAACATTTGTTTTAATTCTTTAACTGTTTTAGATTTAAATAATTCTTCTTTTTCTACAGTCCATATAATATTTGTTGTATTATGTAGTTTTGGAGATTTATTATGTAAATAACATTTTTTTCCATCTTCAGTTTCAATGCAAGGTTTATTACATGGTTTTCCTTTATTTTTTCCTGATTTTAAAATAAATACACATTTTGGAGATGGTAAACATTTTGACGCAGGTGAATTTATACCATATAATTTAGTTACTCCATCTAATTTAATAAAAGGCATAAATTTGCTCATTTTGGTTCTACAATATGGACAACAAGAAATACCCCTATTTTTATTAAAATTTATAGTCAAATCATTATACAATGGTAAATAATTAAATGAATGTCCACAATCTACTAATTTAACACTATTATATGTTAACTTATCGTGTGATATTTTACATATATCGTCATCGTCTAAAATATTGATATTAGATGTATCATTTAATTCTTTATAAAAATCAATCTCGCCTTCAATAATATAATTCATTAGTATTATTATATATTTATCTTTATATATATATAATTATGAAAAAAAAAGATTGGGGAAATGCAGTATGGTTTTTATTTCATACATTAGCATTTAAATTAAAAGATGAATATATATCGGAATTACCAAACTTAGTTTCACACATTTTTATTATTTGTAATAATCTACCGTGTCCTAATTGTAAATCACATGCTGTAGAAATAATGAAAAAGGGTATGAAAGGAAATAAATTATCAACAAAAGATAATTTAATCAATTTTTTATGGGAATTTCATAATAGCGTAAATAAGAAAAATAAAAGCGATTTTTTCACCAAAGATAAATTATCTATATACAATAATGCAGTTACCTCAAAAATAATTTTAAATTTTGTTAATATTTTAAGTATGTCAGAAAACAACAGTAAAACAATGTTATATGGATTTCATCGCTCATTATATATAACAAATTTCAAAAAATATATTAATGATAACTTACATAAATATAATATATAATCATACAATATGTTTTATGCAATATTACTTGATATTAATTGACCGTTTTTATATACAGAACATTTAAATGTTTGTTTTGTTGGACGAGAACAAACTACATTATCACTCCGTAATTCATCAAAATATAATAATGAATCAAATCCAAGACCATGAAATAATATATACCATAACGCACCGAATAAAAACCCAACAAGTGATCCCAGTATTGATCCAGGATATGTTGTACATTTATTTTGTACTTTTGTTAATGTATCAATTGATAATAATGCTAACAAAAATGCTAATACTCCATAATTCATTTGATTATTATATTTCATAGGAAGAATTAAGTATGCAATTGTAAATGAAATAATTAGACTACTTGGGTATGGACTATTAAAGTTTGATACAGAAGGAATATCAAAAAGAGTACACGAATGTGCCTCATCTTCGTCCCTCGGACTTCCTATTAGGTTCATAAAAATAATATTAATAACAGAGCATATTAACACGCCGCATATAAATACTAAACCTTTTAAATTTTTATTGAACAATGAAGACATAAATAAAAAAAATACTAAAAGAGTAGGAGATATAATAGAGAAAAATTCCAATATATTTGATATAGTTAATGAAATCGCCATATTATATATTATATATATAATATCATAATAATTAATATAATAAATTTAATTATTATGATATTAAAATCAATCAATAAATACAATATGTAATACATCTTCAATCGTATCGACTAATTTAAATGTAATATCATTTAATATTTGATTGTCCTTATATTTTTCTAAAAATTTATTATAATCTTCTTTATTTTCATTTGGAAATATAAAAGTTTTAACGCCTCCTCTAATTCCTCCTAAAATTTTTAGTTCTAATCCACCAATTGCTGTAATTTTACCTTGTAGACATATTTCGCCTGTAATAGCAATATTATTTTTAATTTTACGACCAGTAAATAAACTATATATTACAATAGTTATTGCAACACCAGCAGAAGGTCCGTCTTTTGGCGTTGCACCTTCAGGTACATGTATATGTATTCCATTATTTTTTGTTTCTTCTAATTTTTTATATAAATTATTTGATTCATATTCATTATATTTTGTATACAAATACCATGCTACACTTTTTGCAACATTCATACTTTCTTTCATGACATCTCCTTGCATACCTGTTAGTTTTAATTCTAGATATGAATTGCTTGGACAAAATGTGGCTTCAATTGGTAACAATCCACCATTTCCTAATGAATTTGCCCATAATCCATTTATAACACCAACAGAAGATTCTGTATGAATTTTATTGGTTTTTACATAGTCATGGTTTTTCAAGTATTTTAATTTAATATTATCAACTGTAATATTAATTGGTATACATATATCATCTGAAATATTATTTTTCAAAATATCAATATTAATCCCTCCCATAATTTCAAATATTATTTCTTTTAATTTTCTTACACCAGGTTCACATGTATAATTAATAATAATATATATTATAACATCATCTGTTATATGTATTATGTCAGTTAATCCCATTTTACTGCATATTTCTGGTAATATAAACTCACGTGTTATGGTAACTTTATCATATAATGATAAATTATCAAATTTAATACGATGTATTCTATCAAGTAATATTCTATCTATTAACTCCGCATCATTATAAGAAAAAATAAATAATGCTTTTGATAAATCTATGTTAACTCCGTTAAAATATTTATCTTGAAATGTATCATTTTGAGTTTGATCAATTAAATGCGTTAAAATACCTATAATTTCTTTTCCGTTTTCAGTTTTACTAACTTTGTCTAATTCGTCAATAAATATAATTGGATTCATAATTTTAGTATCCATTAAAATATCAACAATACGACCCCATGTAGATCCAACATATGTATAATTATGTCCATCAATTGTACTAGAGTTAGTAGATCCACCCATTGCTATGAAAGAGAATGGTCTAGAAATGCCGTTTTCATCATTTAAACAACGAGATATACCATTTTTTGCTAATGATGTTTTACCAACTCCTGGAGGTCCTTCAAATCCAATTGAATATCCAGATAAATCTCCATTCAACCATTGTCCAATTATTCTTTCTATTTGTTTTTTTGCATTATTATGTCCATATACAGATTTATCTAAAATTGTTGAAACAGACTTCATATATGATTGAACATTTAATAAATTGTTTTCAATTTTAGGTAATTGAGTTATCAAATTATTATATATTGGAATACTGTGCATGTTCATTATTTTTTCAATGAATAAATATATATTATTGTCGGTTTCATTATGTTCTAATAATTTACAAATATCATCTATTATATTTTTTCTTAAATTATTCAAATTTAAATTAGAAAACTTATGTAAAATAATTGTATAATTAAATTCATTTATAATATTTTTTAATTCTGAATATATTTTAATGATATTTGGTTTAGATATTGAACATATATATGTTTTAAATGATTCTAATAAATATTGTTGAATATGTTTAATATAGTCATTCTGTAGTAATGAACAATATTTATTAACTTCGAAAATTGTATATTTTTGTTTAATTGGAAAAATATTACTTATATTATATTTTGAATTGTTATATAATTCCATATTTAATCTCTCTACTAATTCTGTAAAAATCTTAATATTTGAAGGAACTAATGTAAGTATATGTTCTTTTTTATAAATACCAAATGGTATTTTAAGTAATCCTTCAATATATTGCATTGCTTTTGATCCACTGTCTTCTGATTTCATTTTTACTTCCTTTAATTTTATTAATGCTTTTTCCTTTACATTATTATTAGTTTTCATAAGACATATACGCTGTTCGAGTGATAAATTATTATCTGTTTTAGATATAGTTTTACTATAATTTACTGTAGATTTCATAGCATCCTGAAATTTTTTTTTAATATTATATATAAGACTATCATAAATTGTTGTTTGTTCATAAGTATCTATAATCCCATTTATATCGATTGATAATAAATCATATAATAAATATGCAAGATAATGACCTTCATTCTCTTGTGAATTTACTAATAACATTATTAACATATTTCTTTTATCAATTAATTCTTTTTTTATAAAGTTGTTTATAATATCAGTTATTGATGTTTTTAGTATATTTTGATTATAGTCTTCGCGCATTTCTATATAATTATTATGTATTTCAGCGTCTGTTAATATTAATAAATCTTTAATTGATAAACAATCAATAAAATTATTATATGTTAAATGATTATAATTGTCGCATATTGGAATTTTTTTTTTTAATTCATTTAATTTATTAAATATTTCAGTATTATCAATTAAATTTATAATTGTATCTTCTATAATTCCATAAATAACAATTGTATTTTTATTATCAATATTATGTATAACAATTTTCAATCCAAAAATTTTAACTTGAAAATTGTTATTACAATTATCAATATTGAAACAATCAAAATTATCTGAATTTTTAAATAATATATCATCATCGATTTTTTGATCAGATTTCCAATCTAATAACTTATATCGAATTGGTCTAAAATAATTATTCAATAAATTATAACGTAACTTATATTTATCTTCTATACAAAAATTATTCCCAATACATATATATATAAAATTTTCTAAAGTATCACAACCATATAAATTAATTAATGTTGATATTTTAAATACAATTGTCTGAAGTTCATCAATATATTCTGTATATTCATGGTCTTGGTTTAAATTATTATTAATTTTTTCTAATAAAAAATTAATTTTTTCAATAATAACTTCAGAATATATTATACATGAATTTAAATCATTTGAATTGATTATATCAATTTTTTTATAATATTGATTACTTCTAACAATATTTATTAAAATATGTTTTAATCTAGAAATTTTATTTACAATTGTAAATTTTAATTCTTGGTTCATTCAACTATATTTATATTACAAAGAATAAATTATACTACATTTAAATTTATATAAAGATATTTTTTCATAAAATATAATACTACTATTTATACCATAACATGGGCATTCCAAGTTATTTTGCACATCTAGTTAAAAACCACAGATCTATAATTAAAAAAATTAGTACATTAAAAAACCCAAAAATGGATAATTTATACCTAGATTGTAATTCATTTATTTATGATGCACTGCGTAATATTAATTCAAATGAACCAAAATACAAAAATGTAGAAGATTATATAAATATAATTGAAAAAAAAATAATTGAAGATGTTTCAGTAAATATTTCAAAATGTATAAAAGAAATTAATCCAACTAAGCGTGTATTTATTGCATTTGACGGAGTTGCTCCTATTGCAAAATTAAATCAACAACGCAATCGTCGTTATATGTCTATATTTGATGAAAAAAATAAGAATATAGAAAATAGTTCAAACGAAAATATATATAATTGGAATAAATCATCAATAACACCGGGTACAATTTTTATGAATAAACTTAGTATAGAATTAACAAAATTTTTTAATAATCCTACTAATTTTGGGATTGAACAAATTATTGTATCAACAAGTAATGATCCAGGCGAAGGAGAACATAAAATATATAATCATATTAGAAATGACTTAAAATATCATAAGGATACTCAAACAGTAATTTATGGAATTGATGCTGATCTAATTATGTTAACTATTAATCATCTACATATTTCTAATCATTTGTATTTGTATAGAGAAACTCCGGAATTTATTAAAAGTATTGACAAAACACTTAACCCAAATGAAAAATATATATTAGATATACCTTTACTTGCGAAAACAATTATATATGAATTATCTGAAAACGATATATCAATTGATAAAAATAATGATTATATGTGTAAAATTGAAAATATTTCACTTGACTCAAATATTTTATTTGATTATATTTTTATATGTTTTTTTCTTGGAAATGATTTTTTACCTCATTTTCCTGCTTTAAATATTAGAACAAATGGTATAGATAACCTAATAAACGGATATAAACATGTTTTTTCAAATTCAAGTGAAACATTAACAATTAATAGAGAGATTAAATGGAAAAATGTTAGAAAATATATAGAATATCTCTCACAAAATGAATTAGAATTCATTAAAAATGAATATGTTCAAAGAGATAAAATGGCACAAAGATTAAAATATACATCAAGTAATAATGCAAATGATAGTACACTAATGTTACCATTAAAGGAAAGAGAACAAGAATTATATATTAACCCAAATGAAGATGGATGGGAATCAAGGTATTATAAACTATTATTTAATACAAAAATAAATAATGAGAGATGTAAAGAAATTTGTACAAATTATCTTGAAGGAATTGAATGGACAATGAAATATTACTCAGGAGATTGTGCAAATTGGCGGTGGAAATATAATTATGTTTATCCACCATTATTAAGTGATTTATTAAAGTTTATACCATATTTTGATCATACATTTATCCCATTGGAAAAATGTAATCCAGTATCACAATTAACCCAATTATGTTATGTTTTACCAAAAGAAAGTATGGACTTAATACCGTCAAAATTACGTCAATCATTATTAAATAAATACCCAGAATGGTATAATTGTGATTATATATTTATATGGGCATTTTGTAAATTTTTATGGGAGTCTCATATTGATTTACCAAATATTGATATTAATACATTAGAAAATCATGTCAATATATATATTAATAAAAACGTATAAAATAATATATTATTGTATATAATATATTATGAGTTCTCCAAAACAAATTATAACTAATATGGATATTTTAGATATTCAAAAAATACAATCATCTATGAAGAGTAATAATATATTAGTTATTAAATTTGGAGCAGAATGGTGTAAACCATGCAAACAAGTATATCCTTTATTTCAAACTTTTATTAATCAAACATCGAATAATGTTATTTGTGCTGATATTGATATTGACGAAAATATTAATTTATATATCGCTTTAAAAAAATTTAAAATGGTTAATGGAATTCCGGTTTTTTTATCATTTTATGGCAATAAACAGAGGGATAAATGGTATATACCAGATGATTCTGTTATTGGCACTAATGAAACAGATATTAATAATTTTTTTAAACGTTGTGAAGATTATACTAAAAAAATTAAGCAAGTTTAATATTTCCACATCTTTCAATAAGCATTGTTTCTTGTAAATATCGTTCTCTTAATTTTTCTATTTTCTTTTTTAATAATTCATTTTTCTTTTTATTCTCTCTTTTTTGTATTTTATCATTGTTAAAATCTTCATTCAATTGTTCTATCTCATCTCGTAACGTATCTATGTTATTATTATATATTAATTCAACTTCATCTTTTATTTTTTTCATGCATTCTGATTTTTCTGTTCTATTCTTTATCGTTTTACATTTTTTCTGTTTATTTTCTAAATCATTTTTTGATTTCTTTTTTGTTTCACGTAATTTTTTATTTTTTTCCTTAATAATTTTTTCATATTCTATTATTGTCTCCTTTGCATTCTGCGATTTATCATTTGTTATGTTTTTAAATATATCTTTTCTAAGTTCGTTATCCTCTATATGTGACATTAAAACAGGAACATCTATCATAATTGGTTGAGCAAATTGCGTGGGGTCATTTTCACGATTTAAATAACTAATATATCCTGAAAGTTTATCAGATAATCGTTTAACACCTTGTTCTGTTAAATAACTATCATCGCCCATATATTTACGTTTAAAATCATATTTTTCAGTTACGATTTTTTCATTTTCTTTATCTTTACATAAATTAACAAGTTTAAATAATTCCATTGGACTATTTGTAAATGGAGTTGCTGTCATTATAATTAATCGTGCTGAATCCTTACCGGATATTTCGTAACTTTTCTGTAATAATTTTTCCATAATTTCCATATTTGGTCGTTCTGCTGCTTTTAGATCGCCTCCATATAATTTATGTGCTTCATCAATAATAATTAATGTTTTTCGTAAAACGTCTTTTTTACCATTTATAGATATTAATTTATCTAAATATTCATTATGACCACCAGGTGTTAATAAATTACTAAATGTTTTATAACTAATTGGTTCTATCCAACTTTTACTAAGAAGTTTTTTTCTTTTTAATGGATCACTTGGTATTTCTATCCCCTCATTTTTTATTTTATTTACCAATACTTGATGACATACATCATCAAATATATTTTTATAAACATCACTTTTAAGCGTATTTCGTGTCACCCATAATATAGTATAACCTTCCTGTTCAAATGTTGTTGTTGCAGTTGCAATTGCTGTACATGTTTTACCTGTACCTACGCTATGCCATAATAGAATACCTTTATATGGTGACGCTGGAGTAAAATATTTTCTTACAAAATCTTGTGTAGGATTTAAATTCATTATATTTGATTTACCTCCACCTCTATTTACACATCTATTTTCAACAACTATATCATCCCACGAATATTTATCTGAAAAATTTGTTTTAATAAAATCACGCATATTTTTAAAATTTAATTTTTTGGGAGGGGGGTTGTCTTTATATTTTTTAAATTCTTTATTTGTTATTGGCGAATACTCTTCAATTGAATAACTATTATCTATTGAAGAGTCGTCTTCAATAATATTCATATCTTTCATAAGAGAATCAGATAATTCTGTATTATTAGAAGACGATGAACTAATGTTAGAAGGCAAACTATCAATTTCATTTATAGAAGACGATGAACTAATGTTAGAAGGCAAACTATCAATTTCATTTATAGAAGACGATGAACTAATGTTAGAAGGCAAACTATCAATTTCATTTATAGAAGACGATGAACTACTATTAGAAGGCAAACTATCAATTTCGTTTATAGAATACAATGAACTACTATTAGAAGGCAAACTATTTTCTATTTTTGATAATTTTATTGTTTTTGATAATTTTTTAGTTTTAGTTTTAGTTTTATTTGTATCTTTATTAGTAACTTTTTGTGTATTTGATACTTGTTTCATTGTTTTCTTTGTACTTTTATTCGACTTATTAAAACTATTTGGTACATCTGATAAATATATTGCCCATTCTTTATTTAATTGTTTACAATAATCTTCATTCTGTTTCATATATTTGCATAAAAACTCGCGTTTATTTTTAGGCGGTATACTTTCAGTATCATGGTTATATTTATTATATACATTTAATAAAAAATTAATATCAGGGGGAACCTCTATTGTTGACCGTTTTCCACATTTTCCATTACAAACAATAGTTTTATTTTTATTAAATGCACCACCACCACCAACACTACTAGATGAATCATCATATAAATACATTATTTCATCGATATTGTGTATTTTTTTTGTTAAATCGTAATCTATTGCAAATATTGGTGCAAGTTTATACAACTGTTCTTCAAGATTAGACATAGTTCTATCAATTGTACTATAAAAAATGGCAGAGTCCTTTAATTTTTTAGAATATTTAAATATTTTATCATCCTTAATAGTATCATTCAATAATTCAGGATGTGATACTTTATAAATATCTTTAATATCATCTGGTATAATTGTATTATAATTATATACAAATAATTTCCATCCTTCATTTGGTTCAAAATGTAATCCCTTTTGCCCACATGTACGAGTGGCACGTCCTATAGTTTGTTTTATATCAGCAGTTGTCATTGATGGTTCAAAAATATGAACATATTTTACATCAAACAAGTCAATACCTTCTTTAAATCCACTATCTAAAATAATAAATCTCATGTTTTCGCCATGTATATTATCTGGACGATTATTATATACGGATAGTACTTCTTTTTTTAATTTTTGATTAAATTCACTTTTAAAAATAGCACTGGATGATAATAATCCAAAAGAATTATTTTTTTCATTTTGTGAAGCAGTTTTTAAAACTAATTTACCCTTTTTACTATCTATCAAACTATTATACCCATTTGCAATAAATCCAGATGCTAAAATTTTCGCACCATATCCTTCTTCTTTAACGTCTGAAAAAATAAAATGTTTAAAATATCTACCATGTGTTTCAAAATCGTTATCATCTACTTGTTTTATTATTTCAAATAATTGTTCCATTTTAGGTGATGCATTATGCATTAATTCCTTAACTTTTTTTTTATTAAACTCTTTTTTATCCATTTTATGATGTGCTAATATCTTACTCCAATTCTCAATTTGTCTCATACATGTAAACAATTTTTTCCTTTTCTTTGTAATTTTTTCATCCCTTTTACTTTTAACATTATCACTTATACTATTATTTGAATCATCATTCATTGTGGAATATGAACTTTTAATACTAGAACTTGAACTGTTAATACTAGAATTTGACATATCACTGTCATCTATTATAGAAGAAGATGTATCTTCATCGTCTATTATGGAAGAAGAGTTATCTTCATCAATAATAGGAGAAGAATCGTCATCAATAGTTATATAAGAGTCATTCATAGGGGTTTTTTTTGATAAAAAATCATATTTATACATTTCTTCATTATCAACTAATTCCGTAATACTAGTTGGGGTATCTTCTTTTATACTACTATTAAGTTCAGTTACACTAGTATCGTTATTTTCAATAGTTATAGGACAATAATTTCTTTCTCTAAAACAATTATAAATGTGCATATATTTTTTTATGTTTATTTTATCATTTCCCCTTTTATTAGGATCATTTTTACGTAACCAATCCATTGCATCTTTATGTTTATGAATACCATATTTACACATTAATTTTGGATCACAAATTTCCATATATATTTAATAAATATATTATATGTTGTGTATAATTGTAATATATTAAATAATATATATAATAATGGAATCACTTAATCTAAATATAGACAATTATGATTTAAATGAGTTATTAGAATTATTTAAATTAGATTTTAATTTTACGATTGACGATTTAAAACAAGCAAAAAAAACGGTTATGTTGACTCATCCAGATAAATCTAATTTAGATAAAAAATATTTTTTATTTTTTACATCTGCTTATAAAATTATACTTTCAATCTATAATTTTAGATATAAATCTTCATCAACCCAATCAACTGAATATAAAGTTGAAAAAGATGAGGAGAAGGAAATATTATTAAAAAATATACAATCAAATCCAAATTTCAATAAAATATTTAATGAACTATTTATAAAACATAAAGTAAAAAACGAAAATGATGATTATGGATATGGCGAATGGATACAATCAAATGAAAATATGGATACACGAAACACAACAATGAATAAAATGCATGAAACATTCGAAACAAAAAAAAAGGAAATACAGTCTATTATACAAATTAAAGAAATAGAAGAAATGGGACAAACATCTAGTCAATATGATATTACATGTGAAAAACCTGAATGTTATTCATCAACTATATTTAGTGGATTACAATATGAAGATTTAAAAAAAGCACATGTAGAAAGTGTAATTCCAATAACACATGATGACTTTTTAAAGCGTCCGAAATTTAAAAATGTATTAGAATATCAACAACAAGAAGATTATAAAGATACAAAACCATTATCATTATCACAGGCGAATGAATATTTAAATAATAAGTCATCATATCAAAATAAAAATGATGTACATCGTGCATATAAATTAGCAAAACAGGACGAAATAACACGTAAAGCAAACGAAGGATGGATGAGTGGATTTAAGCAACTTACACATACATTATAATTTATAATTTATAATTTATAAATAATGAAATTATTAAATTGATTTATAATATATTTTTATAATATAAATGAGTTTATTTAAATTGAATAACTATATACATTATTTTTATCCGTTAACCATAACAATTATACTAGGAATTGTTTATAATAAATATAAAGATCATGAAGACAGTGCTGATAACATTAATAATTATCATATGGTAAAAAAATATCTATTAAATGATTCTTATTTAGTTCAAAACAAAAAACCAATCATATGGATTCATATTACATATGAAAAAAATGCTAGATGGTGGCCTAATTTCTCGTCAAGAACAACAGAAAATCTTAATCAACCATATCAATATCTTACATTAAAATCGATAATTGATAAATGTGGGGAAGATTTTAATGTATGTTTAATAGATGACGATACTTTTCAAAATATTATTCCAGGATGGAATATAGATTTATCTATTGTAGCTGATCCAATTAGAACCAAAATTCGAAATCTTGCATTAGCTCGATTATTATATAATTTTGGAGGATTTGTTATGCCGAGTTCATTTTTATGTTTTAAAAATATGAAACAAATTTATGAAAATCTAACTATTAATGATAATATGTTTGTTGGCGAAATGATATCACAAACTGATGTTTCTGATAAAATAAATTTTTTCCCTAACTCAAAATTCATGGGTTGTAAAAAAAATTGTAAAGCAATGCTTGAATATATACATTATTTAGAAATAATGGTATCAAGTGATTTAACTTCCGAAAGTGATTTTATTGGTTCTTGTAATAGATGGTTTTATAAAAAAAATAGAGAAGGCAAAGTAAAACTTATACCGTCAGGTGTATTGGGAACTTGTAACAATGAAGGTAAACAAATAACAATGGACACATTAATGAGTAATAATTTTATTAATTTATCTGATAATGTTCATGGATTATATATACCAAGTGAAGAAATTCTTAAAAGAACTGCATATCAATGGTTTGCCCGTCAATCTGCAAAACAAGCATTATTATCAAATACATTAATAGGAAAATATTTAACAATTAACAGATAATTAGCAATTTATATGTGTTTTTTAATTTTATATATGATTTCATAATTTGAATAATTATAAATAATTTCTTTACTATAATTTATATTCATGCTATTGCATAATTGTCTAATAATTGTAGTAAATTTACTATAATCCATTTTTCGTGTTATAAAATATTTTTTTGATTCTTGATAATATGGCAGTATTGTATTAAAAAATGGAATTATGTTATTATTTATAAATATTTTTTTATAAGACATTTTAGAAAAAACATAATAGTTATCAATTTCATCTGAGTTTTCCTTTAAAAAATCAAATAAAATGCATGGATCAACTATTTGTTTAAATATTTGTCCCCTATTCATAATAATAAATATTATATATATATTATTTATTATATATTCGATATATAATCCTTATCAGAAAAAATAAGTATTAAATTATTTGTAAAATGAGAAAGTTCAATTTGATCTTCATGTATATTATTAAATACTGTTATATATTTACATATATATGGTATAATTCTATATTTTTCATCCTCTGTTATATTATTAGTAACCTTTAAAAATACAAAATAATTATCAAGTATATCCATAACAGAATACCCCCTTCCTATTAATACATGTAAAGAATCAATTGCTGCCAATAAATTTTTTTCAATTTTACATAAATAAGTAAATTGTTCAAATTCATAAAATGATATATTAGTGCATAATTTATTTGCAATATCTATCGTAATTTTACGGTTTAATAGTTTAAATTTTTCTAAATAATTTATAATAACTCTTATTGATCTATTGCTAATTGTTAAAATAAAATCAATAACATCATGATCAATATATATTTCTTCCTTTTTACATATATTATTAATAATATTAATAAGTTTATCTTTATTTAGTTCCGGTGTTTTTATAATAATCAATCGTGATTGTAAACTATCAATTAATTTTTGACTATTTACACAGGAAGATAAAAAATTTATATTATTGCTATATTTATCAATATAATTTCTAAATACCTGTTGACTTTGCTCATTAATAAAATCAATATCATCAACTATTAGTAATTTTTTTTTACCAATAATAGAAGATGGAGTTTGGCAAAATGTTTTAACATCATTTCGATAGTATGATATTCCTTGTTCTTTTAGATTATTTATATATAAAATATTATCATTTGAATATATATTTGTAGAACCATAATATTCATTTATTAACATATTTATCAATGATGTTTTACCGCTACCTGAATTACCTATAAATAATATATTTAAAATATCCATATCAATGAATGATCGTAACAAATCTTTAATATTTTCATCCAATTCAAAATCTGTTAATAATAATGGTTTATATTTATATAAAAATGGTTTATCCATATTTAATTAATATTATTAATATTCTAAAATAACTATTTAAGTTTATATTATATTATTATATTACAATTATATTGTATGGGTGAGAATTTATACGAAACGCTTGAATTAAATGAGCATGCATCACAAGAGGATATTAAAAAATCATATAGAAAATTATCTTTATTATTTCATCCTGATAGAAATAATAATTCTCAAGAATCTACACACAAATTTCAAAAGATTAATGCTGCATATGACGTGATAGGTGATATTGAAAAACGCAAACAGTATGATATGCAACAAAAAATGCCAAAATTTGGAAATGGCGGACATGGTCATATGTTTTTCAACTCAGAAAGTATGGGAGCTAATAGTGATGATATTATGAATTTTTTTCAAAATAATTTATTTGGAAGGGGTGGCACTTTCACTGTTAATGGAGTAAACGTTGGTCAAAATATGTTTAACATGGATAATTTAAAACAACGATTATCAAAACCTCCTCCTATTATTAAACATTTAACAATAACTCTTAGTAAATCATATTCCGGATTTAATATGCCAATTGAAATTACTAGATGGATAAATGATAATAATACAAAACGCGAAGAAACAGAAACATTATATGTTGAAATACCAAAAGGTATCGATAACAATGAAATTATAATTATAAGAGATAAAGGAAATATATTATCTGATAATAATAAAGGAGATATTAAAATTTTTATAAAGATCGATAATGATACTGATTTTGTTCGAAATGGACTAGACCTTTTACTGCATAAAAAAATTAATTTAAAAGATGCTTTGTGTGGGTTCGAGTTTGATATGAATTATGTAGATGGGCGTGTATTTAAAATTAACAATAATTCAGGTAATATTATTACGCATAATTATAATAAGGTATTAAAGGGTATGGGAATGATTCGTGATGGACATAGTGGTAATTTAATTATTAATTTTAATATATTATTCCCAGATACGCTTGCACAAGAACAAATAGAAAAATTAAAAGAAATTTTATAATTTAATATTATATTATATTTTTTACATAATTAAATATAATATATTTTTTTTACTATATTTATAAGTTATTATTTATTACCATAATAAAAATATTGGATAAAAAGAAAATTATCATCATGTTTTATAGGATCATATGGCGTAATAGTAAAATCATTTTCCTCATATATTGGTAATCCAAGTAGTTCAAATTTCATTTCTGGATCACTAATTATACCATTTATATTCATTTTTCCATTCATTCCAATTAGTGCATATACGCCTAATATATTTTCTTTTTTAAATCGAGTTGTATTATTTATATATTTTGTATTGGGATTATAACTATTATCATTGGATTGTCTATATAATTCTTTTTTATATTTACTTTCCCAACACATTATCGGAGGATCTGCCTCTTCAAATATTTCGTTATATGATGTTTTTCTAAATATTAATACACCTTGACTGTAATGATCATGATTTACCGCTTTTTCAAAATTCATTTATATATTATTAAGCATATTTATCTTATATAATCAAACTTACATTTTATCGATAATAATTGCTTTAGAAATTTTCTTTATTATTTTATTTTCACTGCATACAAATTCTTCTTTTCCGCCCATTGCTTGACTCATTAAACGCATATATATATCATTTTGGGGATGTTCTATATTCATACATGATGGATGTTTTTCACTCCACGGAACCAATAATTCGCCATTCTTTTTTGTTATATACTTTATTGCTTTTCTTAATTTATCATATGTAATATTTTCTTTTTCCCATACATCATTATCACGAACATATACTGTATCACGTTTGGCGTCACTGCAATGTATTGGTCTTTTATAAATATCAATCTCATTTAATTTTTGTATAATTATTTTACTCATTCCTTCTACATAACCAAGGTTTCCGATATCTTCTAAATCAGATAATTGCAGTGTCATTGAATTTACAAAGTCCATAATATTCATTGCATCTTTACATTTTTCATTTAAAAATACTTGTAAATTGAATGTTTTATTATTATTGTGTGAATTTATTGTACTATTACTATTTTTACAAACATCTAACATTTGCTTTTGTAAATCCGTATTTGTTTTTACTAAATCATATACTAAATTTGTTAATGTTTTTATATCGGAATATTTATCATTATTACCATTATTATTATCATTACCATTATTATTATCATTACCATTATTATTAATTTTGGCATTATTAATTTTGGTATTATTAACAACATTAATATTATTAATTACACATTTTTTTTTATGTTTCCATAAACCAGAACGATCTTTATAAGATTTAAAACATTGTTCGCATGTATAATTATTAAAATCGTTAGTTTTTACATTTTTTGTTGCCAATCCGTTGCCATTTGTGACTTTTATATGTTTAGATGTGGAATTATGGCGATCATATTGCCCAATACGTGATGTAGTATAATCACAAATTTCGCAATAATATTTTTTTCCGTTTTCCGGAACTAAATATGTTGCCATTTGTTTCCAAAAGTATATATTATGGCAACATAAAAAGTTCCTAAATAGTTTTTGTAAAAAACATTAAAAATTTATGGTAACACTTTTTTTTGGTAAAAAACGGAATTTAGAGCATTTCAGTCACAAGTCGTTTTTTTCACTTATTTAAAAAGGAAGACAAGCACTATGCCAAAATGGACATTTATAAATGTCCAAAATCGGTTTCTGAAAATTCAATTCAAAAAAAAAACACACAAAAATATTTATATAACATAATTTAATAATAATTAACAAACTATAATAAGTTAATACTTGTTATGATGCATATTACAAATTATAATACAAAATATCATAATTTATGGAGTAAATATAAAAATATAAAAATATAAAAATAAATAAAATATAATCATAATTTAACTATAAATGAAAGGTATTATAAAGTTTAAAAAATCAGATGATTTGTTGTATATAGATATTGAATATACTCCATTAAAAATAGAAAAGGGATTGATGTTTAGAAAACGGTTAAATGAAAATAAAGGTATATTGTTTATTTTACCAGAATATAAAAAAATATACATATGGATGAAAAATACATATATCCCATTAGATGTATTATTTATTAAAGATGACACTATTGTAGATATTATATCAAATACAGAACCTTTATCTAAAAAAAAAATATCTACACTAAAAAATCATAATATAATATTAGAAGTAAATTCAAATTATTGCAAAAATCATAATATTAAAATCGGTGATAAATTTGAAATAAAAGTATAAATAAATGTTAATTGTTAAATCAATATTTATTTATATAACTAAAATATATATATGATTAAAGTAAAAAACGGAGTAAGATACGAAACAAATGGATGGACATATCTATCCATAAAAGGATCGCCTAGTGAACGTGGATATGCACATGGTTATTTGGTTGCAAATGAATTGAAAGATATATTTAAAATGTTAGAATTTCACTTTTATGAAGATTATGGGATTAAACGAAATGTATTTAGTGATATAACTGGAAGTATATTTGGACCAATTATTGAAAAAAATTATCCAGAACTATATGAAGAAATTGTTGCTATAACCAAAGGAGCAAATGCAGGTGGATGTAAAATTTCTTTACATGAAATGATTATGTGGAATTGTTTTGTCAGTATTGATGCATTATTAATTATATTACCGAAAATAATCAAGGACTATCCAAAATTAAATGAAAAATATAGCGACCTTTTCAATGAAGAATCTGGCGGTTTTTCTGGTCATGGCGAAGGAGGTCAAAAAGCAGGCGCAGATCACTGTACAGGGTTTATGGCAGTCGGTAGTTATACCAAGGACGGAAAAATAATTTGTGGTCATAATACATTTGATAATTTTATGACAGGACAGCATTTTAAATATATTTTGGATATTAAACCAACCAAAGGTGCTCGTATATTAATGCAAACTGCTCCTGGTAATATTTCAAGTGAAACTGACTTTTATGTAACCAGTTATGGATTCATGGGAACTGAAACAACAATTGGTGGATTTAATAAATTTGAATTGAAAGATCCAATTTGTTGTAGAATCCGAACTGCAATGCAGTATGGTAAAACATTAGATGAAATTAAAGACTATTTAATTCACAATAACAGTGGAGATTATGCTAATGCGTGGTTAATTGGCGATACAAATACAAATACGATTATGCGAGTCGAATTAGGGTTGAAATATGTGAATGTGGAAAAGAAAAAAGATGGTTATTTTATTGGATTTAACGGTTCGTATGACCCTCGAATTCGCAATTTAGAGTGTTCTAATGTGGGGCATTTTGACATTCGTCGTCATCAAGGTGCACGTAAAGTGCGATTAACACAGTTGATGAAACAGCACAAAGGAAAAATAGATATTAAAGTGGCAGAAGAAATAATGGCAGATCATTATGATATATATTTAAATAAAATTAATCCTTCATCGAGAACATGTTGTAGTCACTATGAATTAGACGATCGTGCGTTTATGTCTGATCCTGGGCGTCCAAAACCATACCAACCACGCGGGGCATTAGATGGAAAGGTATGTGATAGTACATTAGCAAAGAAAATGAGTTTTATTGCACGATGGGGTAGTTCATGTGGTATGCCATTTGATAAGAAAGAATTTATTAAACACAATATAGTATGGGAAGAACAAGAACCATATTTACTTGATAGACCAGAACAACCATGGACTGAGTTCGGTGTATACAATGGAAAATTATCAAAGAATAATATAACAAAAAAAAAGGAAGAAAGTGTAATGAAATTAAAGAAAACAAAAAAAAATAAATTAAAATTATAATTTAATATATTGATTTATTCTGTGAATATTATAGATGTATATTTTATAATATTCAGTTATATCTTGGCGACAATAAGGACATTGTTATTTAGTTTTTTAAAACATGTTTTTTAATGAGATTGACATTTGTATTTATAATATATTATAAAAATCGAAATTATTTAAATATTATTATAATACCTATAACTCATGACAATATGGAAGGTCGACGTCTAATTGAAGAATTTAATAATAATTGCAACATATTTGTGAAAAAAAAATTACAAGAATATGAACAACATAAACAGGACACGACGAATCTAGATACAGTAAAAGAGCACCTAAAAAAATACCCATTTTTAAAAAATAAGTATAAAATCCCACTGTATTATAAAATTTTAGAGTATGAAGAAATAAACAATAAATATAATACTACACAAATAAAAGTTATAACTGAATATCTGATTAATAAAATTAGAGGGACATTTAAACATACACAATCTGAAAAAACTGGAATTTGTAATATACAAATTTTACTAGGTATAAAAAATAATAGATTCCAAGTATGTATAGCAAAAAATACATTACATGCTAATAAACAATGGACAATACGATTAATTAAAATGTTAAAAGATGAATATCCAGACACAAACCTATCTAATTTAATATTAGTATGTTCATCAACAAAAAATGATTTAAACGGCAATGCTACACATTGCAAAAATGTTGATAATGTTATTTCTAAAATGTTATCTGGAAATTTTAAAATATTATTTGTTTGTTCTAATAATAAAAGAATTGAAGATATTTTAACTATATTAAAAGGATATGAGAATTTTACATCAAAAAAACGTTTATTAATAGATATTCAGCATGATGAAGCACACAATTTAGAAGAGGGAATACCAAGTAAAAGAGTATTAATTGAACATATATTATTAAATGTCTATATAAATACGTATATGCCAATTAGCGCATCACCAAAAACAATTCACGATAACAATAACATATTATGGATTGAAAGAAATATAGAACATAATGCATTTGATTATACACATTTAAGTAATATAAAATCAACGTCACTTGAATATTCGGCATTGTGTAATGCTGAATCTGTACTTTTTGAAAAAATAAAAGAAAATCCTTTATATACTGACTATAATATCACAGAATTTAATAAAGAATATTTTAAAAAACTCTATTTGAGTGATTATAAAAAAGGTATAAATGCCATTAAAAAAGAAGGGGCAGAATACTCTTGGACTAATGAGGTAATATTGGAAGAAATTGAAAAATATTGGGATAAGGCAATAAATGGTAAATTGACATTAGAGTTTTGTACTTTTATGAATGGGGAATATGATACATATAATATTGCCTTAAATTTACTTGATAATATAGTAGATGTAAATGATGGTAAAATATTTAAAATTGGTGAAAAAACTATACATTTAATATCAACTCCATGTAGAATAATATATACATATTCATTAATGAAATATGCTATAATTAAGGATTATAATCCTATTATCATAGGATTGTATCAAGGAAAAATGAATTTAATGTATAAAAACCATAATGGATCCATAATAGAAGAAATAAAGTGTGATGCACCAAATTGTGATCTTGAATTAAATGATAAAATACATTTAATTTTTGAAGATTTATATAAACAAAATGTAAATTTAAATGTACCTATTATTATTATGGGAAATTATAAACCAGTAGGGGAATCAATCACTTTTGTAAATTATAAATATGGAACATTAAGATCATGTACTATTTTACCATCCAATAATCAAACAGAAGAAAAGGATTACCAAACATTATCTAGATTAAATTATATGACTACAATATTTAAAAAAAATGATCCCAACTTTGTTCAGTCACCAAAATTTATGATTGGGTATGAAAAAAATATTACAAATGCATTAGATTATGAATTATTAAATGATAAAAGAATAGATGATTTAGAAGAAAAAAGAATGAATCCAGATAATAGCGAACAACAAGATGGAGAAGGAGAAGAAGAAGTAGTAGTTAGAGAATGTGATAATATTGCAGTTCCTATTAAAATTAATATTCAAGATGTAGATGACGACAGAATAAAAAGATTATTTGAAATTTTTCATAAACCGAAAAGAACAAATCATTTTAAAGAAATTTTAGATATTATCCGAAGGTGTAAAGAAGATGGATTAATTTTATGGGATGATACAACAGACAAATTTAATTTTGATTATAAACTTACTAACGTAAGAACATATAATAAACCATCGGATGAAGTTATAAAGAAAAGACAAGAAGAAGGAAAAAACCCAATTGAATATGATTATAGATTTTCAAAATATGATGCTTCTTTTAAGATAAAAACTCCATATATAAACGAAAAAAGTAAAATGGAAAAAAACAGTTGTGAACTTCTTGTTGCTAATGATAATTATTTATGTGATAAATTTACTAATTATAAAACACAATTATGGTTATCATATAAATATTAAATTATTCAATAAATGAATAACCTAACTTAACATGTTTGTGAAACAATATACCAATCGGGGCGAGATCTTTTTTTCTTCCAAGTTGCAATTTTTTGTTTTTCTTCTGACATATAATAATTACGATATGATAGAACTGGATCTTCTGGTATTTTAAATTTATCAGGCATTGCTAATGCAAATGTAGATAACCCATTTGATTGGAATAATGAGTTATCTGGTATATTATCTCTCAAGTATTGTGCAACAATATATGATTTGTGTATTTTTGAATCAGGGTGTGAATATCGATATTTCCATTCATTATGTAAACAGTCAATTAAATCCAAAACCCATACAAAGTTGTCTCTTGAATAACGACACCAAATTGTAACAGGGTGATTTTTATGTGCCATTTTATACAAGTATTTATTATCATTTTCGTCATCTGGGTTTAATACACGTTTGGCAGAACAAAGCATTTGCACTGCTTCTAATAAAATTTTACTTACATGTTTATCCATCATATATTCTGCAACTTCTTTTTGAATCAATGAGAGAATGAACAAATTCATGTCGAATAGATAGATGTTAATTGTCTGGTTTGTATTTTACGTATTATGATAAGTATTTAAATATTTTCGATTTTTTTTAAATTATTTACACCATTGAAGATTTAAAATATCACTTTTATATAATACATCATAATTAATAAAAAATTTGAAATTAATATATACTATTTATATGATGGGGTACGAACCAACACATAAATAAATGTATAACTAGTATTATATTTTATAATCTATATTTTTTTTCAGGTTAAAATTAATCAACTTCTTCATTATTCTCTTCATGCGTAGGCATAGAAGGCATATTAGAAGGCATATTAGAAGGCATATTAGAAGGCATACTGCCATTAGCATCAGCAGCAGCACTTGCATACATTTGAACAGAAAACGGATTTAGAAGCGTTTCGCATTCTTTCATCTTAGCTTCAAACTCTTCGGTAGATGCAGAAGTATTAGAATCCAACCATTCTTGTGTTTCTTTAACACAATCCTTGATAGTTTTAATTGATGTTTCGCCCAATTTTTCAAGAACTTCGGGTTTATCTGATTGACTGCCCCAATTATAAATATATGATTCTAATCCATTTTTTGCTTCGACGCGTTTTAGATTTTTAAGGTCTTCCTCTTTAAGTTTTTCAGCATCCTTGATCATATCTTCAATTTGTTCCTTTGATAGACGTCCTTTATCATTTGTGATAGAAATGTTTTTCTTTTGTCCACTGGATTTATCACATGCAGAAACATTCAACATTCCATTTGAATCAACATTATATTCAACTTCCAATTGAGGAACGCCTCGAGGTGCAGGAGCAAGACCTGTCAAATCGAATTGACCGAGTAAATTACAGTCTTTGGTAAATGATCGTTCGCCTTCAAATACTCTAATAGTTGCGGCAGGTTGATTATCTACAAAAGTACTAAATGTTTGACTTTTCTTTGTAGGAATGCTAGTATTACGTGGAATCATAACAGTCATAACATTTCCGCCAGTTTCAATGCCGATAGAAAGGGGAGTGACATCGACTAGCAAGATTTGATTAATCGATTCAGATTTATCTCCGGACAAAATGGCAGCTTGTACTCCTGCTCCATAGGCAACTGCTTCATCTTGATTAATAGATTTACACAAATCTTTACCATTAAAAAAATCAGAAACTAGTTTTTGAACCTTAGGGATCCGAGTAGAACCACCGACCATTACAATATCATGTATATCGTTTTTATCCATTTTTGCATCACGTAGAACTTTTTCAACAGGATCAAGACAGTTGCGAAATAGATCACCGCACAGTTCTTCGAAACGAGCACGTGTAATGGATGAATAAAAATCTTTGCCGTCAAATAGAGCATCAATTTCAATTTTTGCACTAGTGGAAGAACTCAAAGTACGTTTTGCCTTTTCACAAGAAGTTCTTAGACGTCGCATAGATCGTTGATTTGACCGAATATCAACCTTTTCTTTACGTTTAAATTCTTCTACGAAATGAGTCAACATACGCAAATCAAAATCTTCTCCACCCAAATGAGTATCACCTGCAGTAGACTTAACTTCAAACATACCGTCGTCGATAGTCAATAGACTAACATCAAAGGTTCCTCCACCTAAATCAAATATGAGTACATTGTGTTCTTTATCTGTAATTTTTTTATCAAGACCATATGCAATTGCAGCAGCAGTAGGTTCATTAATAATACGCAACGGTTCTAATCCCGAAATTCGACAGGCATCTTTGGTTGATTGACGTTGTGAATCATTAAAATAAGCAGGAACAGTAACAACTGCCTTACTAACAGAATAACCCAGGTAATCTTCTGCGGTTTTTTTCATATCACTTAAAATCATTGCCGAGATTTGTTCCGGATAATAAACAGTGCCATCTTCGAGGGTGATAATAGGTTTATCGTCTTTATCACCAGATACACCAAATGCATAATGCTTTAGATCTTGTTGAAGAACGGGATCAGAAAATTTACGACCAAGCAAACGCTTTGCATCATAAATTGTATTAGTAGTATTCATTGCTGCCTGTGATTTAGCAGATTGACCAACCAACTTTTCGCCGGAATTAAATGCAACCCATGAAGGTGTAGTTCGTTCTCCGTCTGAATTTGCAATAATTTCACATGTCCCGTTACGAAAAACACTAACACACGAGTAAGTTGTACCCAAATCAATGCCAATTGCAATAGTAGATGCCATTTTTTAATAGTGTATAAAAAATATTTTTAAATAGATTTACAATAATATTTATTTTATTGTAAATGTATATTTTATAAAAATCGTTTATATTTACTTCGCGTATATTCATTGCCTGTATCGTGTAAATTATTAATTAATTCCATATCTTCCTGGCAAATTTCAAAATTTAAATTAATATTTTCTTTAATAAAATCAGGATTAGTTGCCATTAGTATAACATTATTACCTAGGTTTAATGAAAATTTTGCTAATAGTTGTTTCGTTGATACCTTAAGTTTATTTGCAATAGAGTCGATAATGTCATTCGTATAATATAAATTTCCATAAGTTATTACTTTAATAGTATGATGAAAACATAATTCTATTAATTCTTTGCGATTTAAAAATGGATTAAATTCAATTTGGTTACAATAAATATCATCTGGGTTAGTAATTTCAGAAATAAAATGTTTTAATTTTTCTATATTATAATTTGAAACACCAATATAACGAATTCTGCCTTTATCCCGATATTCTGTCAAAATAGTCCAGGACAATATATCATTTTTTTCAGGAGCATGAATTAACATTAAATCAATATAATCTGTTTGTAAATCAGTAAATGTTTGTTCAATTGATTTTCGAATTGCCTCTTCACCTTTTGGCATAATTCGAAAGGATAATTTACTTGTAATCCATATAGACGATCGAAAATTAGGAATATATCTTGATTTATTTAAGATAAATTCACCAATAATATCTTGGTTTTTATAATGATAAGCACAATCGATATTTCGATATCCATTTTGATATGCAATTTCAAGTGCATTTAAAAGTGTTTCTTTGTCTTTTAATTGATATGTTCCAAAATGAATAGTGGACTTAATAGGAGAAATACAAATCATTTTAACAATGTTAACGATGTTGATACTATAAATCACTGATTAAAAAATATCAATTTAAAAATATATTATATATTATTTATTAATACATGTAAATAGTATATAATAAATAATATAAAAAAATAATGATATATATTGTAGTAAAACATGTCAACCGTTAAGCGGATTAATCGAGAATTAGAAGAAATAAAGAACTTCCCACCAGATAATTGTTCTGCTGGTTTAATAAACGATAACAATATATTTGAATGGAGGGCAACTATATTAGGTCCACATGGAAGTCCATACGAAGGTGGTATATTTCAATTAAAAATTGTATTACAAGAAGATTATCCATTTACATCACCTAAGGTAACATTTGATACAAAAATTTATCATTGTAATATAAGTAACAATGGGTCAATATGTTTGGATATTTTAAAAGATAATTGGAGTCCAGCACTTACAATTAGCAAAGTATTGTTAAGTATTTGTTCATTAATGAATGAACCAAACCCAGATGACCCATTTGAATATGATATTTCAGAAGTATTAATACATAATAAAGTGAAGCATGATGCTAATGCACGTGAGTGGACAATGCAATATGCAACATAATATGTAATTAATCATAATAATAACAATACACAAGACCACCAACAATAATTGTTATAAATAAAAACCCAATCATTAATAATATTATGTAATATACTAAGTATAATATTTAAATTATTTAATAATATAATATATTTATTCCCTTCAATAAAACAAGTGAAGGAAAAACAATCCATAAAATATTAAGCAATAGATATACCCAAAATTTAATTGTTGTGGTAATTGGATTTTTGTTAAAATTGAATAAAAATGTTATAAAATATATTAATGTAAATAGTAAATGTATAGTTGAAATAAATATCATAATTTTACCGATAAAAGAAGTATCGATTGTATTGTATCGTACATAATGATACAAAATATAAACATAAATAAAAGCAGTTATAGCATGTATTAGTTCAATATAATGAACGATATTTTTTTTTTCCTTATATCGAGAATCACAAAAAACCCCATATTCGCTCCATCCTTTACTCCAAAATGTGTAAGATAAAATATTAGAGATTGGAACATTTTCATACCAAAAGTTTTTTTGTTTCCTTGAAATATTTATAATATAATCGCTTGATGTAAAAAGTAATAATTCAAACAATGCAATAAATAAACTAAAAACCATCCAATATAAAACAATACGATTTAATATACTTACATTTATGTATGTTTTATAATCAATTAAAAAATATGCAATTAATAGATAAAAAATAATAGTGAGAATATAAATTAAGTAAGTTATCATACATATATATTATATATAAAAATATATAATCTATAATCTATAATCTATAACCTATAATCTATAATCTATAATCTATAATCTATAATCTATAACCTATAGTAAAAATTTTATATTATAATTAAGAAATACGTTTTGTTTGTATAGATGCACTAACAATATAAAGAGAATTTTCAGTTACAATGATATATTCATTTTCAACCTTATAAATTTTTTCAATAGGAGATGTATATTCGTCTTCACTTTTTACGAGCAATTTTTCGCCTCCTTCACGGACACCAATTAATACTTTTTTTTCACACGAAGGTGCCCAATAATCAAACATAATTGGTTTATCATCAACGATAGCGATTTTTACACAGTGTTGCAAACATTGATTGCTTGGTGATTCAAATTTAGTTTCTGTAGACATGTAATATATTATTAATTCTTTGATCTGTTTTTAAATACTTTTTATTTAATTATAATAAAAAAAAAGTATCAATATATAAATATATGGAAAATTCTTGGAATATATTTATGGTATATGTAAATTTAATGAATGATTTTTTAATATATTATACAAGTAAAATAGATATAAGTAAATTTGAAAATGATTATATATTCTTGTTGCAAAATGGGGTTTCTACATTAACTCATATATTTAAAATAGCATTAAGAGAATATCTAGACTTAAATAAAACAATTGAATTAGTAAAAATTGCAATAATATATTATACAGAATTTATAGATCAAATTGAAGAAAATAGTATATATGATTTAAATATATCATCTTCAACTGCTTCTATTTTTGTATATAAAAAAACAATAAATAATATAATACCAAATGAAAAAATAATAGATGATATAATAAAAATTAAAATTAAAAATTTTGATCATTTAATAATAATATATAGAGATTTATTTGAAATACTTACAAAACATGAATATGTTGATGATATACCCGAAAAAATATTAAATGCTGCAGTTGGTGTATGTGATATAACATATATACAAAAAAAAGTATTAATTACGACATCTGAAATATCAGATGAATTAAAAAATAATGAAATCGAAATTATATTTAATCAAACATTAACATATATAATGTTTTTTATTAACCATTTTTCAGATGAAGAATTATTAAAATATAAATCTAATTATACGATATTTAAATATATCGAAACATATATAAAAAAGTATAAAAATATACCATTAACAATTGAAATAATATATAATAAAAAAATAAATAAACATTATCATAAAAAAAGATATAATGATTCAATTGATAATTATATCAAATGGTTAATTTTATAATTTTTATCTACGTATAGATAATTTTCCGTCTTATTTTTTTAATTCTATTTTTATCTTTAATGATTGATTTATTCGATTTAATTTCAGACGTATTTTGTTGACAATGAATTTCATTATATTCGCTTTTGAAAATATCACACAAGAATTTATAAATTTCATATAATACCTCTTCGGAACATTTACCGACAATTAGTACACTACCAGTTCTAAAAATCATAAAAGATACTTTTGGAAATTGTTTAATATCCTTTTTTGTTTTTATTTTTATATTATTAATTGGTTGAGATCCTCTAAATTGTTGGATAGTATTAGTATCATAGTAAAATTCACATTGGATACCTGGATAAGAACAAGAATCAAAATTACTATTAATCATATATTTGTATTTGAGTAGTTTAAACATTTTTTCGCGATTTATATAGTAACCACAATTAAAATTTGAATTAATCATAACGGTTTCCGTTTTGGTATCAATATATTCTAATTTAATATTATTATCAACATTAATGATTGGGTTCAGCATAACGACAAGTAAATCAAGAATTTTATTTAAAATGGTTGAATCTTGAATGCCTGGTATTTCTAATTTACCTGTATTAAAAATTTTTACATGAAATTCTTTATATATGTTATTATGGAGTATACGTAAAATAAGAACAAAACAATTATAAAATGCACTTTTTTGTTTACAACGATAACTGGTAATATCTTTTTTACAAATACCAATACTTATTTTTCTAACATCTTTAAATTTATTTCGCCCATTATATTCTACTCTATTAATAATAAAATCTTCAACATTATCATATTGTTTCTTATACTCAAAAATATCATCAACCTCTTTTTGTGTTGAAGAATTAAATTTCATTTGTTTTTTCACAATACCATTCTGTTGTGTATGATAAGACATAACAGGTAGTTTCCAAAAAACATCACTTAGTTGTATTGATTGATTTAAATATGAAATTTTTGTTTTTGTCGATATATTTAAATTACTACACACAACATTATTATCTAAATCTGATTCAAGTTGGTCTGCTATTATATGTGATATAGGTTTTTTTGAATGGACCGTATCACAAAAATTCATCCAATCATCGTCTATATCGTTCAGATCGTTCATTATAATTAGTATGTTGTATAAAATCTCTTTAAGTTATTCTTTTTCAATTTATTTTCTAATTACATATAAATGTATAATAATAAAACACTTTCATCGCGTGGAGAAGAAATAAAATATTTACCAATGCCTATAAATATTTTACAAAAAAACAAACAATATAGTTTACATACCAATAGTTTTGATCCTACTAATTCTCCACCAAGTGCATGGAAAATACGTTTAAATAAAAGATTAGAATCAAATTCATCAAGTTTATCAAATTCATCAAGTTTAACAAGTTTATAAAATTCATCAAGTTTAACAAGTTTAACAAGTTTATAAAAATCATCAGAATTCATCAAATTTGACTATATTAAAAAAAATTTCATATTTATGATAAAATAATTAATTATATTATCTATATTACTATCTTTTATATGTACTACGAACTCTGTAAATTTTAAAAATGAAGAAGAGACAATATTTTTATTATGTTTAATAATATAATTAAGATATTCTTTTATTATATTTTTTATATCAATATTGTATTCATAACTAATGTTATACATTTTTTTAAATGATTGATCAATTGGGATTTTTTTTAAATTATCAGTTAACTCATTCCATACTATATTATTAATAATATTTTTGTGTTCTATATTGTTTTGATTTGATTGAATGTAATTAATCATACTTCTAATATCAGATTTAAATAATTGTTGAATTGATTTTAATTTATCCCTTGAGATTTTTAATTCTTCTCTTTGAACAATTATTTCTAAGAAATTTATAATATCATTTTCTGGCAATTGGTTAAATCTTATACGCATAAATTCATTTTGTAATGAATCATCTATGCGACTAATATAATTACATATTAAACAAAATCTAACATTATTATTATATCCATTTAATAAATATTTAAGTGCTTGTTGTGCATTTTTAGTCATATAGTCTACTTCATCTAATATAACAAATTTGATACCAGTGTAAAATAATGAATTTGAATTTACAAATTGATGTATTTGATTACGAATAATATCAATTCCTCTTTCATCTGATGCATTTAAATGTATCATTAATCCCTTATTTAATTGATTATTTTTTTTTTGATAATTATTAATTAAATTAATGATTGTTGTGGTTTTACCTGTTCCAGGTGGTCCGTATAGTAAAATATTAGGAAAATAATTTGTTTTTATCATATTTTGTATAATATCATTATTTAATGGATCTAATACTATCTCATTCATATTTGTTGGTCTATATTTTTCAACCCATGGTATATTATGAATGCTCATTTATATAGAATAAATAGTTATATTTATATAAAAATTGAAAAATAAATATAAACATAATTTATATTCAATGATAAGTAATATGGAAAATTATGATGACTGTGGATATTTAGAAATTATTAAGGGACCAATGTTTTCAGGTAAAACTACAAGACTTTTAGATAGATATAAAAAATTTAGTTATTGCGGCATTCCTATGTTAGTTATAAACTATGCAAATGATACTAGATACTCAGAGACAGAATTATCAACGCATGATAAACAAATGATACCATGTACGAGAGTATATTTATTATCAGATATTATAGACTTATCTAATTTTGATAATAAAAAAATAAATACAGTTGAACAACAATTTATTGATTCAAAAGTAATTTTAATTAACGAAGGACAATTCTTTACTGATATTGTAAAATGGGTTACAATTGCAGTTGAAAAACATCATAAACAAATTTATATATGTGGATTGAATACTGACTTTAAACGTAATACATTTGGAGACTGGTTAAATTTAGAAAGGTTGAGCGACAATGTAGTACAACTTCAAGCATTTTGTTCCAATTGTAAAAAACGACCAGCATTGTTTAGTCATAGATTAACAAATGAATCTACTATAGAGGTTATCGGATCAGAGTCTTATATACCAGTTTGTCGTAAATGTTATAATGATATTAATAAAAATTAACATAATTAAGTATATTATTAAAACAATTTAAATTTCTTTTTTCATTTAAATTACAAAAATATTATGTCTGAACAAATAAAAAAACCTAGAAAACCACGCACTACTAAAAAAAAAATGGAGGAAAAAAAATTACTCGAAGCACAGGCACAAGCAGAGGCACAAGCACAAGCACAAGAACAATCATTAAATGCACCTGAAAATAATATGAATAATGAAATAATTGATAAAAAAATACCTAAAAAACGTGGTAGAAAACCAAAAGGTGGTAAAATTATTCAAATAAACTCAATTTCAACTATACCAAGCAATTCAATTAAAAATTATAATTCAAATATTATTTTACATCTTAAATGTGGACAATCAGATTTAATACAAAATAAAATGTTATCATCATTATCATATGAACCAACTATTAGTTCAGTGGAAACATTTCAATTTGATTCTTCAAAAACAAATGAATTAGTTTATAGTGAGATTAATTATAGTAGTATTGATGGGAGTAATAAAAGTAAATTAATGAATGATATAGAAAATATTAATGATGATAACTATATTAATACTGTTACAACTGATAATACCAATAATACCAATAATTCCAATAATACCAATAATACCAATAATACCAATAATACCACTACCTATATGAATGATGATAATAACAATAACAACAATAACAACAATAACAACAATAACAACAATAACAACAATAACAACAATAACAACAATAACAACAATAACAACAATAACAATAACAACAATAACAACAATAACAACAATCATAAATCATGCGTTATAGATGAAAATATCCAAATATGGAGTAAATTAAAAGAATTAACATATCAATTACACACAAATAGTATTTCTGATAAAAAATCAGCATGTTTTTGGTGTACATGTGATTTTGATAATCCGATGATTGTAATACCCAAGTTTGAATTAAATAAAATATATAATTGCTATGGATGTTTTTGTAGTCCTGAATGTGCAACATCTTATTTATTTAAGGAATCTATTGATATGTCAACTCAATTTGAGAGATATCATTTATTAAATCATATATATTGTAAAATATATAATTATGAAAAAAATATTAAACCAGCACCAAACCCGTTTTATACATTAAATAAATATTATGGGAATCTATCAATTCAGGAATATCGTAAATTATTAAAACATGAAAGATTATTATTAATTGTAGATAAACCATTATCTCGTATTTTACCAGAATTACAAGAAGATAATGATGATTATATATGCGACGGTTCAAATATCTCATCGTCTTCAAAATTTAAATTACGACGAAAAACGAAACAATCAAAAAGCGAAATACTCGATGAAACATTTAATATTAAAACTTAATTTTTTTATTTTTATTTTTTAATTTAAAATTAAATAATAATAAATTAATAGACATATCGAACGTTGTTTTAAACTCATTTTTATCAATTATATTATCTAACTCATTAATTACGATTATTTCATCTATCTTATCCAAAATATAATCATAAAAGCAATATAATAAATCATATAAATCTTCAGTTGTTTTAATGTTTTTTTTATAAATTTTATATGTGGGTTTTTCATGTATTAATGAACTAATTATAAACAATAATGATTGTATATTAATAGAATTAATTGTATCATTATAAAAAAGACAGTTATTTAAATAATCATCAATATAGGTCATAAACAAATAATCTTTTAATATAATTTCAAATACAAATACCCCATTATTATAATCCATCAATAAGAATAATAGTTATATATATATGTTTATATTTATAAATAATAAATAACTAATGGATTAGTTATTTATTAATGTTTTATCCTCACAATCCTAAAACAAAACTGGGACTTAATCCATCAACATTACCAGCAAATTCCAATGCGGTTATGAGAGTATTTTGAAGGTGTAATTGGAGCGTAGTACTAGCACCACTTAATTTAACCAGTTCTCCAGGTTTCGTTATTTTCGCAAATGTAGTTGGGTGTATAATAACATGAGTATTTGATTGATTACCAGAACCATTATGTTCAATTGCAAATTCTCCACCTACGCTGACAATTTCGTGAAATCCAGAAATTGTTGTTAACAAATTATTCCCGATAATCGAAAAATATCTGGTTACATTGACAAGGTTGGAAAATCCCGAAATTTTTGTTAATTTATCATTATGTAAAAATTCAAAAGAACCGAATATATTTTTTAGTTTAGAAAATCCCGAAATTGTTGTTAACTCATTATTAGTATTAATAATAAAAATATCGGATACATCTTTGCCGCCTATATTTTCAAGATTAGGAAATCCATAAATTGTTGTTAATCCGATATTATTATAAAGTTGAAAAAAACCAGTAATTTCTTTAAGGCAATTAAAAACGCTAAAATCAGGTTGTGATGCAAAGTTCGTAATAGTAAGATCTCCACTAATTTTCGTAACTCCTCTTAATGTATTTAATTGTGCTTGTGTAGTAAAATTTGTACCTGGCGGAATGGTTCTTTCAATTGTAGGACATGCAGTTAAACAACAAAAATTTCTTTTAAACAATTTATAACTGAACCGATTCATTCCTATCGTTGAAGGTGGGCCGCTTGTCCCCCCTCCTTGATTTTGTGTAGTAATTAATCCAGCAGAAACATTCGCTCTTGGCATTATATATATATATAATATATATAATTTGAAAATTATTATTTTAATCTTTCTTTTCCTTTTCTTTTTTCTCCTCATACAACATTGACGCGTCATCCATCATACATCGAATTTCTTTATAAATTTGTTGATTTTTTGAACATTTTTTTTGTGGCGTAGTTTGAATTTCATTTGTTTTTGGAGGATTCATATAATCTCTAATAACATCAGTTATATTATTATTGAATAATGCTAATTTTTCTCTTATAACATTTTCATTATAATCAGTTTGGCGTTTAATAATATCTATATTATTTTGATCAATACTTGTATTTTCCGTAGACATATATATTATAATTATTTAAAGTATTTTCTAAATCATATTAAACGAATTTTATATTAATTAATTAACTAATAAATAGTAAAATGAGAAAGGATGGAGGCAAAAATGTTATAAATGATATCACTAATGATATCACTGATGAAATTTCTAAAATTTTACATGCATATTTAGATTCATTTTTTATAAAAATGGAAACAAATGAAAGTAAAATTATTATTATAGAATCAATTATGAGAGATATGCCAGAATTTAAATCACTACAAAAGGAAAATGATGAATTAAAAGAGCAACTAACTAATATTAATAGAAATAATAAAATACAATTAGAAATTAATGAAAATGACAATAATAGTAAAGTTACTCAACAAGAAATATATAAAATGATTGGTTATGGTAATAGTAATCAAATAACCGAAGAAAATAATAAAGCATATAATGATGAAGATGAACAAGAGGAAGAGGAGGAAGAAGCAGAAGCAGAAGAGGAAGAGGAAGAGGAAGAGGAAGAGGAAGAGGAAGAGGAAGAGGAAGAGGAAGAGGATGCAGTAGAAGAGGAAGAGGAAGAAGAAGAAGAGGAGGAAGAGGAAGAGGAAGAGGAAGAAGAAGAGGAGGAAGAGGAAGAGGAAGAGGAAGAGGAAGAGGAAGAAGAAGAGGAGGAGGAGGAAGAAGAAGACGAAGACAAAGAAGAAGAAGAAGAAGAGGAAGAAGCAGAGGAGGAGGAAGAAGATGATGAAGAAGAAGATGACGAAGATAAAAAAGAAGAAGAGGATGCAGTAGAAGAAGAAGAAGAAGAAGAAGAAGAAGAAGAAGAAGAAGAAGAAGAAGAAGAAGAAGAAGAAGAAGAAGAAGAAGAAGAAGAAGAAGAAGAAGAAGAAGAAGAAGAAGAAGAAGAAGAAGAAGAAGAAGAAGAAGAAGAAGAAGAAGAAGAAGAGGATGCAGTAGAAGAGGATGCAGTAGAAGAGGATGCAGTAGAAGAGGATGCAGTAGAAGAGGATGCAGTAGAAGAGGAAGAGGAAGAGGTTTTTTTAGTAGAAATTAAAGGTCATGGAAATTTTTATACTACAAATGAAACAAACGGTGATATTTATAAAATTGACCAAGATGACGAAGTTGGTGATAAGGTTGGATCATATGTGAATAAAATTGCTAAGTTTGATTGAAATATATATATATAATTATGATTTAAATCTATTATTATTAATAACATTATTAATAATAATGGGTGTATTATTCATTGGAGTTATTGTTCCAGTATTAGTATATGGTATTAAAAAAACATTTGATTATTTATATCCCGAAAAAGTAAAAATGATTAAAAAAGAATCATTAAAATATAGTATAAAATTAATTACAGTATATAGCAAAATAGAAGTAAGTATGATTAATTTATGGTATAAATATAAAAAATATATTCCTACAATTTTTAAAGATAACACACAGGAAATTATTTTTATAAAAAATGGGGAAGAAGACAAATGTTTTTCGTATGAATCATTTTTAAAACTAAAAAATAATAATAAAATTAACTTTGAATATGATTTTATTTTACATAAAGTAAAAGTACTTGATGATAATAAACTTAATACACACACTAAATGTGTTTTCAGATACGAAACTCCATATAATGTAATTAGTAAAATTAATATATTACATGAACAAAAATGTATAAAATTTAGTGCAATTACATGTTGTTTTGAAAAGGATGGAAAACCATATTCAGTTAAATTCAATTATGAAAAAGAACAATATTATATGAATGGTAATGTATTATTAGATCGTCCGTTTGTAATATGGACGTTAAAAAAATATCATGATATAACTATAGAGTCAACTGATAATTATGTAATAACAATGATGGATAATAAAATGAATATAATTACAATACCAGATACATGTTATATAATAATCATTGATAATGATAATTATTCAATTGTAAATTATAAATCATCTATAGAATAATAATTAAATTAAATGATATAAATAAAATTGATATATTATTTATATATATGGAAAACTCCATAATAGATAAAGAAATTATGGATCATGAAACACAACAGTCGTCCCTTGAGAAACAACCAACTACATGTAAATTATATGATAAATGGACATTATGGGGTCATTTGCCACATGATACAAAGTGGACATTCGATAGTTATATTCGTATAATGAGTTTTGGTACAGTTGATGAAATTGTATCGTTAAATGAAACAATTCCATCTGAAATGATAACAAATTGTATGTTATTTATAATGCGTGATGGAATAAAACCAATGTGGGAAGACCCCAAAAATATGAATGGTGGTTGTTTTTCATATAAAGTTAGCAATAAAATTGTAGTTTCAATCTGGAAAAATTTATCATATAGTTTGGTAGGAGAAAGTTTGTCAGATAATAAAAGTGTAATTCCGTTAATAAATGGAATTACAATATCACCAAAAAAGAATTTTTGTATATTAAAAATATGGTTAGGAAATTGTAATTTTCAAAATCCAGAAATTATAGTAAATACATTAGGTATAAGTCATGCAGGATGTTTATTTAAGACTCATATGTCAAAATAAAATAACATAAAATAAAAAATTTATAATATATAATAAAAATATTATATATTAATATTTAATTGCTATTAATTTGTGTAATACGATATTTATTTTTTTCATGTATATAAATGCATATGATAAGTATAATTAATACTTATAATATCAATAAATTAAGATGAAGGTAAACTAGCAAGTGCAAGTTTAATAACACCCAAACTTGCAACATTATATTTAACAATGAGTGGTAAATTATTTTCCAAATATATTTCAATTTGATTACACAAATTAGTACATTTAATAAAGTATCCTAAGTTTTTCAAAGAAAATTCGCCTTGAATTATTTTGCTAACATCTTGTTTTTGAATAAATTCCATTGATCCATCTGTTTCGGCTCGACGAATTTCTGCATGTGCAAATCCACCAGTGCACTTAAAAATTAGTTCAGCACCTTCGGATGTGGCAATAGATTTAATTTCAATTTTGTCGGAAATACCAGTAAGATCACGAACGATTTTTTGAAAATCAACGGATGGTAAATTAATAATGGAAGAAAATTTAACGTCAGGCACATCTAATTCTTCATTATCAGGTTCAATTAACCGAAGTTTTTGAATTTTATGTTGTTTAATCTCTCCATTTTCAAATTTTAATCCAAGAAATTGTACAATCCCATCCATATAATCTGCTTCTTCAATATATATAGTTAATGTATCGTCATTGTCAATTGTATTAATTAATTTAAATAAATGAAACATATTAACACCGATAATAATTTTATCCATTTTACATTCATACAACTCAAAATTAACGGCTTCAAGTGATAAATGTGCAAGAATAGTATGAGATTTATCCATATTAATTATTTTCATACCTTCTTTAGTAAATGTAATATTAGTTTCCAATAAGATGTCTTTTAATGCAGTCATTAAAGTACGGAATGGAGCAATTTGTACAGTTTGTATAGTTAATATGTTTTTACTATTGGACATTTATGTATATGATTAAATTATATGTAAAATCTTTAAATAATATGTATTAATAAATTATATTATGATATATTATAATAAAATAAATGTATGAAATAATATTAATTATTTTTAAATATATAATAATAATAGCAACAATTCTTAGTTTTTATATTTTAATAGATAACATTTATTATAATAAACCAAGTTTAATAAATGCTTGGCGTTTTCCAATGTTACTTGCAATTTTGATTGAACAATATATATATTAATGTATATTAATGTATATTAATGTATATTAATGTATATTAATGAATAATAATTAAATTTAAAAATTGATTACTATGGTTGATTAATATTTAAGTATATTAAAATAATAGAATTAAAATGGAATATGATGACTGGACATATTTTATACCAAATATAAATAAAAAATATAAAATAAATATATTTGATGACGGAAATGAAATATATGATCAATATACAAATGAGTGGTTAATACGAGGTGAATGGAAAGGTAAAGTATCATTATTGAATGTAAATAACAGATTTATTAATATAAATAGTATTTCAAGATGGAAATTAATAGAAGTATAATTAAAGTATATTAAAAGTATATTATATGTTATTATAATAACATATAATTAATATGGAAAACAAATATAAAGATATCGAACTACATGATAAGTTAGAAATAATGACAGAAAAATATAAAGATAATGAATATGTATATGGACGATTATTGAATTATATACATAACTTATTACCAACTGCACTAGAAACTGAAGTAATAAAACAAAAACAGAGAAACGAACGTTTTAGTCAGTTAAATGCAGATAAAGACGAATTTACCTGCAGGTTTTTAAAAACTAATAATTATTTTTATAGTATACCAACAGAGTTATTTTTACATTATGATGGATTACATTTTGTACTTCAAAATGAAGATGATATTCATCATCAAATATTATCAACAATATCTTCAGAAAAATGTTTAAGAGATTGGAAACATAAGGTAAATAAAAATATTTTAAAAAAAATAAAGGAAAAATCACCATTAAATGCAATTCCGGAATCATCGACTATACAGTTTGTAATAAATACATTATGTCCATCGATTTTCCCAACACGTAATCATGTAAAATATTTTCTTACAATAATAGGTGAATGTTTATCAATGAAAAATATATCCTCTCCAAATAATGCAATACAAACGATACAACCAAGTAATATATATATATTTCCTTTGGCATTAAAAGAGATAATGAGAGAAATAGGAAATCAATGTTATATTTTTTTTGGGTTTTCTAATTTATTTACAAATATTAAATATAAATATTATGATCATAATTATATTAATTGTAGATTATTAAATATAGATAGATGTTTTGATAATAAGAAAATCGAAATTCCTAGTCAAATGCAGAAATTCATGTTAGATTTTTTGTGTGTTTCCTCTCATTATGCAACAAGGTATGGAACTTCTGATAATTTTTTAAATAATTGTAGTGAACTAAAATTAGTAGAACATGCATATTTTTTAACAAAAAACGATCAAGATAATATAATTTCATGTTTTATAGATAAGTCTTTAACTTTATGTGCATCATCAGTAATTGATTCGAAAAATATGATATTTTTATGGAAAAAATATTTAAATGATCTTTATATTCCAAATATAATTTTTCATGAATCGTTAAAAAATAATTTAAAAAATAAGATAAAATATAATGAAGAAACCGACTGTTTTACAGGGGTTACAAGTATACATTTACCAATTGTTTCACAATTTATTACATTTTGGGAAGAAACCATAAGAGAGATAGATAATGAGAATAATAATATTGATGAATATTCTGAATTAGAAATAGATGAAATATGTGTGTTATTCAAATATTGGGGATCAACAATGCATATTAAAGGTATGAATGATAAACTTTTATTAGATTTAATTAAACATTTTTATACTGATTTAGACATTGAAAATAATAAATATATTTTAAATATAAAAAGTACATTATGGAATAAACACGATGAAGTAATAAATGTATATAATAAATATAAAGAGAATAATGATAAAACAATAGATCCTTATGAATTTTATGGATTAGAGAAAAAAAATATTTATAATTTATTAGTAAGTAAACGTTTCTTTGAAAAAACAATTTTTCAGTTTGAAAAAGTAGCACATAATATCATATTATAGATTTGATTTTGATTCTATGAATGTAAATAATTAAAAATATATTATTTAATTATTTAATTTAATTTAATTATTTGATTTAGTCAAACATTTATTTGCGAGATTTGCGAGATTTGCGAGATTTGCGAGATTTGGGCGATTTAGCTGAACCAGTCTTTTTAATAAATCCAAAGGTACCTTTTTTAGTAAAAAACCCTGCTTTAACTAAACGGTTGTCTTTTTTAGCAGTGGTATGTTTGCGTTTAGAAACAATGCGTCCGTTCTTATTCATCATTAAATTACTTTTATTTAAGTTACCGGCAGTCTTGTATGCAGTTCCATGCCACACTTGGGCACGAGAACCTTCCAACAAGTCATATTTGCTACCATTAATATGGTATGCTCCATCAACTTTCATATGTTTTTTAACCATTTATATATATAAATGAGAAAATATATATTTTGTATGACTAAATAAAATATAATATTATAAAATTAAATTAAATTAAATTAATCAAAATAATATTATACTAAAACCTAAAATGAATTTTTTAATGGTTGACCAAATCCATTTGGACTACCGGACCAATTACCAAACTCATTAATATTTAAAGATTTATTAATATAAGTTATTCTCCCAAAACGAGGTCCTCTATAACGAACAATTTGAGAATAACGCATATTATTAGTTAAAGTACTATTGTTCGTATTTCCATTAAATTGTTTATTTTTATAATTATATACAGGACATTTACAATAAAGTGGTGGTATTAATATTCTAAAATATATTTTTTCATTAATACTATTATTCTTTTTTATATATAAATTAAATCCATCCTTAATTTTATTTGTTCCTATAAATCTTGATGTATTTTGAAACATATTTTCCATATTAACTGTATTTGTTACATTCCAATTACTTATATCTTGATCAAATGAAGTAGAATCCTTAAACATATTTTCCATATTAACTACGTTTGATACGTCCCATTTACTTATATCTTGATTAAAATTAGTTGTATTGCTAAACATTCCTTTCATGTTAACTACATTTGATACATCCCAATTAGTTATATCTTGTGTAAAATTGGTTATACCTTTAAACATATTTGACATATTAGTTACATTAGATACATTCCAGTTACTTATATCTGGGTTAGTTGACATGTATATATATATATAATTTTTTATCAAAAATAATCATTAATTACATTTTTAATTATATTTTTTCTAGTTTTTGTGTGTTTATTATTATTTTTATATGTGTATTTTTTGCTATTATTTTTGCTATTATTTTTGCTATTATTTTTGTTATTATTTTTGCTATTATTTTTGCTATTATTTTTGCTATTATTTTTGTTAATTTTTTTTTTGTTACTAAATTGTTTCTTATTAGGTATATATTTAAAAAAATATTTTTTATATTCTGAACTATTTTTATTATTTCTTAATTCTTCATATTTTTCAGCTTTATCGCTACGTAGTTGAATGATAGTTTTTTCATTCCCATAACAATTAATATTAAATCGTTTTAATAATCCTTTTTGTTCTAATCTATTTTTAGATTGAACATTTAATAAATATTCTGCCATGCACATTAATCTATCATGATCGTAGTAAGGACGTCCAGAATATATAAATGATAACATAAATAATAACATAGTTTCAATTGTCGCAACATTAATAGTTTCATTCTTATTTTTAATTTTATTATAACTATAACATCCATAAGGTTGATATATAAAACATATAGTGTCTTTATCAACTACAATTTCATAATGTGTTAAAATTATATCATCATGCACTGGTGATTTTTTAATAATTTGTATATTATTAAATCCATGTTGTTCTAAATTTTCTTTTAAGATATATGCTATGGATTTTGGATCTATTGATAATACATCGAAATCAGGAACATGTAATAATTGTTTTTTTTCATTAGATGACATATAACGACCATAAAGACTAGTTGCATATCCACCAATAAAAACACAACCTTCACGAATCATTGTATTTTTTACAATATCATATAATTGATTATTTGTTTCTTTGGTACCTGTAAAATCTCTCATAAAATCCAATTGAGAACATTTTGGATTTATTTTCATAGGATAATGTTTATTTAAAAGTACAAGGCGTTTGTATATTTTTTCCCATCTACTAACATCGCCGTCTGGTCTAGAAAGTTCATTATAAATGTGTAACCGTAAATAATTTGGAGGGCAATATGATATGCCATTTTTTCGTATAGTTTGTTTATACAGTACATTAAATATGGTTGATTCCATTTGAGTTATATCAGCAATTGGAATAAAGTTCACGAATACTTTATATGTTCCAACATGCATACCAGACCGAACTTCAATATCATTATAACCATGAGATGCATATATATCGGCTAATTCAACAGCATGATTTTGTGCATTAGAAGAGTAAAAATCATAATCAGGTATTTCAATATCTTTATTGTAAAATTGATCAGATTCAGGTAAAATATTATTTATAGCAGTTCCTCCATAACAAATTGTTTTTTTTCTTCTTAAAAAAAGTTCTAAAATAGTTATAATAGACTCTATATTATTAGAAAGTTTTATTTTTGTACCAAGTTTTTTTTCTGCATTATCAACGGCATTTCTTAAAATAAACAGTTCTTTATCTTCAAATGATAAATTTGTTATTTTTTTGTTTTTTGTCATTTGTAGTTAATTTATATATATATATATAAATATATATAAATATATTATAATTGTGTAACAAATGTATAGTTGGTTTATCCATTTGTAGTTCCTGCTGCTCCTAGATCTAACACTTTTGGTGCATAACTATCAATTTTATTAGCAGCAGGTGGTTTATCAATAAAGTGTGGTATATATCTAAACTTTTCAGGTTTTAGTACAAACGCATATCCATTTTCATCAAAAAATTCAGTATATGCCTTCATATTTTCATCAAAATTTTGAAATGATAATGCAATAATTTGGCATCCATGTTCCATTGGAAATAAGTAAGAATAATTTTTATTGCTTGTCGACAAATTAGGTAAAATAATTGACATATTCTGTTTATTATAAAATTTAATATCCTCTCTATCATGTGTATATTTTATATCATGAAAACGCAATGTTCTAATAAAAGCAGAATTACTTGTAATATTTACATATTCGTTTAATAAACTATTAACAAATATAGGATTTGATTTATCAACAACAATAATTATTTTTTTTAATAATTTTGATATATTAAAACTTCCAATATTTCTACCTTTGTTTTCATAACTGAATTTTTTACTTAATAAATGGTCAGATAATGTGTCATGTAATTGTTTTGCAATTGCATCATGTATTTTAGTATTTGAAGTCATAATTCTAAAATGTAATATTAAAGGATCATCTGGATTTGGACAATTACTTCCAGAAAATGCATAATTCGATATTGTTTCCATTGCTAATGAAAATGGGACACTATTATATGATTCTTTAACATTAAAATCAAGTTTAGATGATACTGCAATAACTGGTAAATTATTAACTGAATAAATTTCAAAATCTAAAAATCGTGCACCTTGTTTAATGCAATTCCGAAGTGCACATAAATTGACAAAATCATTTTTTAAATTACCGGATGAGCAACAATTATAAGCACTTTTAATATAATAATCTCTTAATTTATATGGTGGTTTAAAATTATCATTATTAACATCAATGCTTTTAATTAATGGAAATCGGTCATATGTATTATCTATTTTTTTACAATTTTTGTCATTTAATGTAAGTTTATTATATCCCCATATGAAAATAATAACAAATAAAATAATAATAATAATAATCATTATTTGAGTAATTGAATCAATTTTTGCAAGATCTGCTATTGTTTTAATTTTTTTAATTTTTTTAGAAAATGAATTAAATTTGTGTGCCACGCCTGTTCGTATTTTTGCTGCAGATTCATTTGCCTTATCTGTTAATTTAGATAATGCTTTATTTGCATCAGAGTTTGTAAAATCATCGCCAATCGAATTAAAATCATCTTTATTCATAATAATACTCTTTATATATATCTTATAATAACTTTTTATTTAATAATAAATTATTTAAATAAATAGTTAAAAAAGTAATATCATTATATACAAAGGTAGTAATGCCAGGAGGAATACTTAATTTAATATCGTATGGTAACCAAAATATAATATTAAATGGTAATCCATCAAAAACAATGTTCAAATGTAAATATTCTAAATATACAAATTTTGGATTACAAAAATTTAGAACAGACTTTGATGGATTAAGAACACTTCGCCTTAATGAGTCCTCTCATTTTAAATTTAAAATTCCGCGTTATGCAGAGTTATTACTAGATACATATTTAGTTGTAACATTACCTCATATATGGAGTCCTATATTACCTCCAAATTGTGTTGATAGACATCAATGGAGACCGTATGAATTTAAATGGATAAAAAATATTGGTACACAAATGATTAAGGAAGTAAGATTTACAATTGGCGGTCAAATAATTCAAAAGTTTTCTGGAAATTATTTACAAAATTTAGTAGAACGTGATTTTAATGAAAGTAAGAAGAAACAATATTATAATATGACTGGAAATATAGCAGAGTTAAATGACCCAGGTAATTCGGGTACACGTGTAAATGTATATCCAAATGCATATTTTAGTGGTAATGATTCAGTAGAAGGAACAGAACCGTCTATACGTGGAAGAAAATTATATATACCATTAAATGTATGGTTTACATTAGCATCTAAAATGGCATTTCCATTAGTTAGTCTACAATATAATGAATTAAATATTGAAATTGAATTAAGACCTATTAATGAATTATTTGTTGTTAGGGATGTAACAAGTAATGATATGAATTATATACAATCGAATCAAACAATAGATGAATTTCAATTTTACAAATTTATTCAACAACCGCCTAATGTTGAGTTGGATTATACAAATTCAGAAAAGAGAACAAATTGGGCAGCAGATATTCATCTAATAAGTACATATGCATTTTTATCAGAAGAAGAAATGCAAGTATTTGCAGCAAATAATCAAGAATATTTAATAAAAGAAGTATATGAGTATTCATTTCCAAATGTAACTGGAACAAAAAAAGTTAAATTAGATAGTTTGAGTATGGTAGCAAACTGGATGTGGTATTTTCAAAGAACTGATATTAATTTACGAAATGAATGGTCTAATTATAGTAATTGGCCTTATGAATATTTGCCGTCAGATTTAACACTTCCTAAAAATGATTATGATAAAATAAATTTATCATGTGGTAATTATACTCCAGCAGTAGATCCAATTGGCATTGGTTGTTATAATGGTATTGAAAATGCACCTTCTAATATTTATGTAACTGGTAAATATAATGTAGGAAATCAAAAAGATATTATGCAAACATGGGCATTATTAATGGATGGTAAATATCGTGAGAACGAGTTTGATGCTGGTGTTTTTAATTATATTGAAAAATATTCTCGTTCCTCTGGTGATTCTCCTGATGGATTATATTGTTATAATTTTAATTTAACAAGTGATCCATTTGATTTTCAACCAAGTGGGGCAATGAATTTAAGTAAATTTAAAAATATACAATTTGAATTTAATACATTTCAACCGCCACTTGATCCATCTGCACAAGTATTTACATTATGTGATCAAATAACTGGAAATGTGATTGGTGTAAATAAACCATCATGGCGTATATTTGATTATAACTTTAATTTAACAATATTTGAAGAACGTTATAATGTATTAACATTTACATCAGGAAATGCAGGACTAATGTATGCTAGATAAAATATATATTATAATTAAAATAATAATTACTAAATTATTATTTTATGTGGGTTATATGTTGTAAATTTTAAATTATTTTAAAAAAATATTTACTTGGCGGCAGCACCTTTGGCGGCGGAAGCAGCAGCGGAAGCGGCTTTGGCGGCACTGGCAGCCTTAGCGGCAGCAGCAGCGGCACCTTTGGCGGCACTGGCGGCAGCAGCAGCGGAAGCACCTTTGGCGGCACTGGCGGCAGCTCTGGCACCTTTGGCGGCAGTGGCAGCGGCAGAGGAAGCAGCTTTGGCGCTACTTTTCACACGGCGAATGCGACGAGCTTGAACACGTTTGGCAGTTTTAGACATAGTGCGCTTGATAGCTTTGCGGGAACCTTTGCGGGAACCTTTGCGAGAACCTTTGCGAGAACCTTTGCGAGAACCTTTGCGAGAACCTGATTTGCCCATTTATATATATAACACACACAAAAAATTTTTAATAATAATAATAAATTATGAAAGTTATTATTAAAATTTATTATTAAAATTTATTATTAAAAATTATGAAAATCCTAAATAGAATTTAATATTATTTAATTACCAAATAATGTCATTATTCCACCACATCCCATCCCCCTTTTTAATTCCATAAATTGTCTTAAATAATTCTAAACGTGCTAATGCGCAATTTACTCTATATTTTTCTAAAGGATGTGGATTCATTTTCAATTGTGCCTTAATTGCTCCTTTATATATTTGTTGTTGTCCTTGAATTGCTAAATTCATATATAATTTCGCCAAATTCATTTTTTTCATTTTAATTAAATCATTATTTACAACTTGATTATCCAATAAATATGATTCGACTAAAGCCATTCCAGAAATATCTGCTAAATCTTCGCCTACACTCATTTCTGCATCAAATATAATACCATCTCTCTTTGCAAATGTTTCATATTGATTAATAACATCCTTAACCTTAAGTTTAAATTGTTTTCTATCTTCGTCTGTCCACCAGTTATTCAAATTACCGTCACCATCAAATTTACTTCCAGTATCATCTAACGCATGTGATAATTCATGACCTAATGTATAACCAATGTAAACCAAATTATATTCTAATCCTCTTTCTTCTAAATCAATAAATGGTTTTTGTAAATATGCTAAAGGAACATAGATAGAATTACTATTGGGTCTATAATATGCGTTAACCATATAACATTGAGTTCCAACAATTTTAAAAATATTCCAATCAAAATCAGGTATATCAATAACTGGTTTACCTTCTAATTCTATAAATTTTTTGTGTTTCCACTGTAGTAACAACCCCACATTATGCAAAGGATCGTCTGATTTATAGTCAAAAATTGGATCATATCTTAAGTTGTTCGGTTTTCCAACAAATATTTCTAATTTTTTTAATTTGTTTAATGCTGCTTTTTTGGTAGAAGGAGATAACCAATTATTTATTTCTATTTTTTTTATAAATAAGTATTTTAAATCTTCTACTAAACGTTTAACATAATTTACATAAAGTGGATTGTAATTATATTTAACATATTGTTCAGATAAAAAAGTATTAAACATTAAAGACATACCAAAGAGTGGATAAATTTCAGAAGGCATTTGTTTGGGTTGTCCCTCGAGAAATTTGTGATAAAAATTATAATGGATATGACGTAAAGAATCTTCAAAACGTATCATTTGTTTGAATTGAATAAATAAGAAATAAGTTTTCCATTTTTTGGAATTCCATTTTTCTTTTAATAATCTGGTCATGCATTTGAACGCGTTAAGATTGCTTACTACAGCATATTTGGGTTTATTTTTATATCCAAGTTTTGTAGTAAATAATGACCAATCAAAATCATATTTAGTTTCAATTGTATCATCGCTAATTTTATTATAAAAATTAGGATCACTTTTAATATGTTCATCACAACCCATTTCTAATAACATTTCATATTCAACATCCCAAATATCAGTTGCGTTATATTCCTTTGCTTCATTTTTACCTAAACATGCAATAAACACTTCTTCAATATATTTTAAATATTCTCTTTTTACTGTTTTTTTATATTTTTTTGTTTTGGCATCATCTTTTTCTAAATTTTGAATATATATTAAATAATCATATATTCCCAATCTACCAACGCTTAAATGACTTATATATTGTTTTACATTTTTTTCATCGGGCATTATTTTCCATTGAATCGGTGAATATAATGAGATTGTTTCGTTTTTATTTATCATTGCCAATAACCCATACATATCATCATTTTCAATAAACATATTTAACTCATTTAAAACAGCATCAACATGTTTATACATTGTTTTTTTTGTATCATTAAACAGTGATTTATATACAGTATCAATAGCAATTGCTTTTTTATCAGTTGGATTTTCTTTAATATATTTTTTCATATATCCAACTAATTTATAATATACTTCTTCCTGAACAATACGAAAATTATCATATTGAACATAAAAATTTTTATCTTTTTCTTCTACATTTTCTATGTTATATTTTTTAAACCACTCGTCATTAACATATGTATAATAATCATTTTTTATTAAATGAATAACTTTAGGTATATTTATTTGTGAAAAATTATCTTTCAGGTATTGAGTATATTTTAATTTATGTGATTTAAGTGATTTATATTTATCATTATTTGCCATATCATTTCTAATAGATTTAAATTTTTCAATATGTTTTGGTTGTTTATAAAAGTTACCTTTATATGTACTAAATTGTCCCGTAGAACATATTTCACCCATTTCATTATCACTATAACATATTTTTTTGTTTGCTTTGTTTTTATTCCTAATTATTTCTATTTTACTTGTTTTATTATGTATTTTTTTTTTAATGCGTTTTTGTGATATTTTTTTTGACATATATATTGATTACATATTATATTATATTTTAAAATTTAAAATAAGTAATTATAATATTTTTATTATTTATATCATATATATAATTATGGTACTTCCAAAAATAAATAAAAGTTCAGTTGAATCAAGTGATAATAATACTGATAAAGATGGTAATAGAATCGATGAAGATGGTAATAGAATTGATAAAGATGGTAATCGAATTGATAAAGATGGTAATATTTTGGAGGATAATTTGGAAGAGGATGATTCTACTCCTGCATGGGATGATACAAAAAGGTGGACTTCTTTTATAAAATCATTATTTAGTTATTTTATTTTAACAATAATATATGGCATGTTTGCTTCAAATTTTATATACATAACAAGTCGCGGCAAAGAAATAGATAGTATTTTACCTACATTTGATGATTATTATAGTGCAAAAAAATATCGAACATTTAAATTTAATCCATTGGACGGAGAAGACTGTAATGGGACTCCAGAAAACGGTGAATCAATACTTGAAGATAATTTTCCATATAATTTAATAATTCAGAATATGACTCCAGAAGAAATATTAAATCAACCATTTGCTATAAGATTGCAACATTGGTATGGATCGTGTGCTGCAGGATGTTTTAAAGCTTGTCGTGCTTTTATGAAAGATTGGCTCGATAATTTTAATCCATCTGGATTATTAGGAAACCATGCATTTCAAATAATTATCGGATTTCCATTTACCGCACTTGTTGGATTACTACTTGGAGGAGCTGGCGGTTTTATAACTTCACTTGCAGCAGGAACAAATGCTGACATACCGGTAACTATATGGGGTTTTCTATTTGGATGGTCATGGATATTATATTTTGGTCTTGCCTTTATAATATGGTGTAGGTTTATTGGGTTAGTATTTTTCTATGGTTTATCATCAAATTGGAACGAGGTTTCGCATATATTAGCATGTAATAGTACTATATTAGTTGTAATATTTGGATTTTTGGCATGTGGTGCTGCATATGATACTTTAGACCCAACTATTGCCGGAATTATGGGAATTGTATATTTATGTCTTATTGCATTCAAAATGTTAATGCATTTTAGAAAAGATTTATTTTAATTTTTATATAATAACAATAATTTTTATATAATAACAATAATTATTATATAAAAACGCATATATATTTATTATAATATGGGTAATAATAAAAAAAAGGGTAAAAAAAACCCTCAAAAAATAAATGATCAAAAAAAGGATGAACTCGTAATTGATCTAGCAAAGAATGAAAATATAATTGAAAATAGGTTACCGTTTGTAAGTATATGTACGCCAACATTTAATCGTCGTCCATTTATTTCATCATTAATAAAATGTTTTGATCATCAAGATTATCCAAAGGATCGAATAGAGTGGATTATTATAGATGACGGGACAGATAAAATTGGTGATTTGGTAAAAGATATCCCACAGGTAAAATATTATAGTTATAATAAAAAATTAATGCTTGGTAAAAAACGTAATATAATGCATGAAAAATGCAAAGGTGATATTTTGGTATATATGGACGATGATGATTATTATCCACCACAACGTATCTCACATGCAGTTGAACGTTTATTGAAAGATAAAAATGCATTATGTGCTGGAAGTAGTGAAATATATATTTTTTTTAAGCATATTAATGAAATGTATCAATTTGGTCCATATAAAAGTACTCATTCAACTGCTGGTACATTTGCATTTAAACGTGAATTATTAAAATTAACAAGATACGACGACAATGCTGCATTAGCAGAAGAAAAACATTTTTTAAAAAATTATACTATACCTTTTGTTCAGTTAGATCCAATAAAAACAATATTGGTTTTTTCTCATATACATAATACATTTGATAAAAGACGTTTATTGGATCCAATAAATCCAGAATTTACGAAAAAATCAACAAAAACGGTTGATAATTTTATAAAGGAACCAGAATTGTTTGATTTTTTTGTAAATCAAATAGAAATTATATTAAAAGATTATGAACCAGGTAGACCAAATATGAAACCTGATGTATTATCTCAAATGGTTTCAATCGAAAAAGAACGTAGAAAATATATTAATAATATTAATAATAATAATAATAATAATAATAATAATAATAGAGATCATATAACATTTCAACAGGAAAATGGACCCCCTCAACAATTGACTTTGGAACAAGTTGTTAATGTGTTAAAACAACAACAACAACAAATTAATAATTTAACCAATATGATAAGAGGTAAAGAAATAGAAATTAATATATTAAATAATGAATTAATGAAAATTAAAAAAGAATCCACTATATAATATTTGAAACAATATAAAGATAATTATTAATTTAATAATATTGTAAAAAATGAATGATAATGACGAAATTTATTATGATGACTCATATGGATCAAAAACGATTACCAAACAAAGTAAACGGCGTTATTTTCCGTCAAACAAACCACAAACAAAGGTAAAAAACGCACAAACAGGCGTTCAATATGATTTTGTAACTGGTTCCGCTGAACAGCGTTCCTTGTTCAAAACAGTAGATTCTACTGGTGCTTGTGATGAAAATGGATTTTATATAAATAATAAGAATGGAAATCCAAATCCAAATCCAAATCATTTATTTTATGATACACCAGAACAATGTATGAGACATTTAAATATTTCATTTGAGAGAAAATTTGTGGAAAACTGGCACAATGCAAGACAATCTGATATGATATTTTAATTAAATATATTTAAATATACAATTTTAGTATATTTAAATGAATGAGTCTATTAATGACGACGAAGAAAGAAAAATAGTATTTATTCCTAGTGGACGTCTAGGTAATGCAATTTTTCGTTATATGGGATGTGCTATTTTAAATATAGTTAATCCAAATCATAAATATACATTAAAAAATGATTATACTAATCAATCTTCAAAATTTAATTTTTATAAAGGGGTTGATTATGAAAAGAATGATATAGAATTTATGTGTCCAATAAAAAATGACTTATCAAAAATAAAAGAATATTGTGAAACAAATATTTCTATGGTGGGATTTAATACGTTGGGATATATAAAGAATAAAATTGATTTAGGTAATCTAATAAGTAATAAATATATTAATAAAAATAACGGTAATGGTATTTATGTTAAAAATACAATTACAGTAACCGATGATAATTTTATGGATATTTTTTATAATAATAATTTTATAGAAAATAGTAATATTTTAATGGACGGATATTTTCAAATTGGGCATATTTATTTAAAAAATAAAAAGGAAATCTTAGATTACATGGAAAAAAATAAAAATGAACATAAAATACAAACTGATAGAAATGAAACTTATTTTATAAAAGATATATTAAATTATGTTGTATTACCTTCTGATAAATATTATGATATTGTTATTCACATAAGATTAGGCGATTTTAATGGACGTCCTGATTTTATAGAGTTATCGTATTATCTTAAATTATTTGAAACAATGTTAAATCACTCAATAATAACAAACAAACCCCAACGCATTTGTATATTGCATGAACCAATGAATACACCAAATGACAAAAAAATGATTCAAGATTGTTTATTATGGTTTAAAGAACGTAATATAAAAATTAGCAGTGAATCTAATTCTCTCTTGATTGATTTTAATATTATGAAACAATGTACTGTTCTTGTATGTTCAATGAGTACATTATCATGGAGTGCTGCATATTTATCAAAACACATTAAATTATGTTATATGCCAAATTATAATTTTTTTAAAACAAAATATAATACAACGACAGTGGATCGGTCACAATTTTATTTTAGTTTGCCAATCGAAAATACAATACTATATGATGTATCCACAACATTACCAAAAATAAATAATATAAAATCACTTATATTAACATTGCCACAATACGCTTATCGTTTAAAAAATCTAGATAAATTAATACAAGGTTTGGAAAAAATAGGATTAAGAACAAATTTATTTAATGGTGTATATGGTAAAGATATTGTAGTTGTGGATGATAATGAAACCCAAAATGGAATAGGAACGATTACGTGGAATGATTCAACATACAATTATAATAAAAACGTAAGATTAAACGGAAAACAAATGATGCTTGGTGAACTTGGATGTCTGTGGAGTCATATTAATATTTTTAAGGAATTAGTCAAAAATGGAGGGGATAATAATAATAATAATAAAATGTATTATTTGGTATTAGAGGATGATGTTGAATTAATAAAATCATTAGATGAATTGCAAGATTTGTTATTCCATATACCAGACGATATGGATTTTTGTCATTTGGCATTAAGCGATTGGTATCCGTTTGTAATAACACAACCAAAAAATGATTATTTTTATGAATGTGAAAAACGTTTTTTTAATAGAACTACTGCATATATTGTTTCTATAAAAGGAGCAAAAAAAATACTTGATTATATTGGTAATGAAATTAATTTACCAATCGACGATTTAATTAATACAATGTATCGTACACAACCCGATTTTAAATTATATGTCCCCAAAACTTATTTTTTTAAAGAACAATATAATACTACTAGCATTATAGCAACTCTATGAGGAGAGAGTTAATATAATAAAATGTAATATAGTATGTATCTTTTATTTTATTATTCTATTTTATTATTCTATTTTATTATTCTATTTTATTATTCTATTTTCACGTATGTCATAAACACTACACCATTCTGGATACATTAATAATTTTTCATCAGGTAAAGGTGAAATCTTACTATTTACAAACGGATATGGCATATATAGATGGTCCTTCCTTTTATTCATTTGAAAATGAGCACCCATCATACTTAATGCAGAGTTGGAACAAATACCGCCACAACACATACTCATTATATATAATGTGTTAATTTCATTATTAATACTATAATTATTATGAAGTATTGGTTGATAATACATTTTAGTATTAATAACAATGTGTTTTAATAATAGTTTTATATAATTGATTGTTTTATTAGAACATATATAAAATATAGCATTTGGATTTATACTAATTATTCTATCCATACAGTATTGGTAATACGGTATTATTTTTAAATTATTTATTGCTTCATGTAAATCACCTTCTAATACAATATGAATAAAATAAGTATTCGTAAAATTGTGATTTAATAAATGAGTATTTATTGGGGAAATATTTATTTTATTTAAAATTGTAGTTGTTAATATATCTGGAATATAATTATAATTTATAAAATGACCACTTAATATAACATTATTATATGTTTGTATACTATAATCTATTTCGCGTTTAGTGTATACATATGAACGATTCGTTGGTTGATTATACATAAAATAATGTTGTTTGTTGAGTAATTCGTGTGATAGTTGAAGGTCTGGAAATAATCCTTTTATTGTATGTATTATTTCCTGTTTATTATCACCAGTTATTCCATTTTCATTTAAAACAAAATTTTTATTATAACTATTTGCAAATTTTGCCGCACAAGCGATTTGAAATAAGATGTTACCTAAATTCCCATTCAATATAATGTGTAATTGGTTATTATGTATTTTGTTATGGTATGAAATTTTATTACAATTCACATTAAAATCACTATATAAATCCATCGTCGGATTAGGATAAATATTAGTTTTATATAGATGATTTCCAACCATAACATCTTCATAATATATACTATCACACGTCATTGTTGTAAACAATTTAATTGCTTTATTGCTTACATAGTATAATGGTCCCCCGCAATATTTAATACCAAGTGTAACATTATTTTCCTTCCCTTCCATTTTCATATGATGTAAATTAATATTGCGTACATCAACATTTTTCCCAATATAATCATTCTCTTGTATTTTATTTAAAATTAAATCATTAATAACATTATTTATATGAATGATATTAACAATCATATCATCGTCGCATTTAAATAATCCTTTTATTGATGGATACAACTTATATACCGTTTTTAATAATAATAATGTTTTATTATTTAGGGTATCGTATGTATCTTCAGTATTTAAAATAATATATTTATCATCTATAACAGCGTATAATGTATCAGCGTATAATGTATTTTTAAAATATTCTTGGTCTCCATATAAAATATATGCCTTTGTACGAGTTAATTTATTATTAATTTTTTCATATATTTCATTTGAACACCTTGTATTTTTCTTACAAGAATAAATTATAAATAAAAATTCAGTGTCAGTGTCCATTTTTTATTTATATAAAAACAAAAGGTTTAAGTCATTATTGTTTTATTTTATGTGTAAAATATTATACTTTTACAATCTTATCTAATAAAGGGAAAAACCCAATTTCGTAAAGAATTTTATCTTTCATTTGTTTTATAGTATCAATACGTTGCGACCACCAATCTTCCTCAATTGCTTGTTTAATGATTTGTAATGCTGCTGAAGGATCTTCCAAAGGTAATCTCACAAATGCTCTTTCATCAATATACTCTTCAATATTAGGACACCCCCAATAGAAACAGAGAGATTCACATAAGATTGCTTCCCATAATTTCTCAGTTGCATAGTTGTGTTCTGAATTATTTTCTACTCCTAAACAATACTTATAATTGGAATAGACATTATATTTATTGTCTTCTGGAACTGGACCTTTATATAGTGTACCAAAATTATGGAAATTCTCTCTGCCAAATACATCAACTTCTTCTATTTTTTGATTGTCGCAATAGGTAATAAATGTATTACGTAAAATATGACCATCGTCAAAATTCTTTGAACTGCATATAGTAGAAACTCTATTTAATTTTTTATTACAATCGGTAACCGGTGTTGAATGAAATGGATAATTAATCTGCCACTGAACATTATTTAAATGAGTTTTATGTGTAAAAACCTTTAAAAATTTTGCAGGGTCAGGTAAAGACCATTCTTTATTCCATGTTTTAACCCCCCATTTTTTAGTTTCATCATGAACCCATGGTTCCATTTGAAATATAATTGTTTTTGATGGTTCAAATATTGAAAGATCATCAGGAGAATTAATAATAACATAATAGTCAATATCGGTATCTTCGTGTGTAATTTGTATATTATTCCACATAAGATCTTTCTTATCGGTACACATATTAGACCATTCTTCGCATAGTTTTTGAGACGAACACCAGTTGCATAACATTTTAACCCGTATTTTTTTTGAATCAGTATTTGTTGAATCAGTATTTGTTGAATCAGTATTTGTTGAATCAGTATTTGTTAAATCAGTATTTGTTGAATCAGTATTTGTTGAATCAATAATTTTTGATTTATATTGGTTGATATAATGTTTTTTAATATATATACCATCTTGTTGTTTGAAATAGTTTGATTTTTCCAAATTATTTATATCAATGTTTTTTTTAAAAAACCCGAGAGTATTAAATCCATGACAATTAACATCATTTTTTGCAGTAATCATATGTTCAGTTATATTTTTATTTGGATGAAAATAGATATCATCTCCGATATGGTCAACGAATTCAAAAAATTCAAAATCATTTTCTATTGTATTTTCTAAGTTCAAAATACTACAATTTGTTTGAATATCCGTATCAACTACTTTGTTATTTTCATTCCATTCAGATTTGACAATTAATGGGCGAAGTTCAAATATATTTAAAGTTGGTGTAATTTTAATGAGATAATCAATTCCATGCTTAATTCCATGTTGTTTTATATGATCAATTAGTTTTTGTGCACCTTTTTTATTAATTGAATATGAAAATGTCCCTCCGATATATAAGTCTTTATTCAAGTTATGTACATTTGGTGTTATTTCTTGATCATTGTTACTATCTTCATTATATATATCTTTGAACTCATTACGTTTATTTTCAAACATATGATATCCTATAAATATTAAATCTTTATTTTTAAAATCAGAATCTAAATTATCAATTTTTTTCTTAAAACTTTTATTATGGTCAATCGTAAAATCGTCTTCAAAAATAATATAATAATCATTTATGCTATCGTTAATAAGTTCATTCCACAATTTTAAATGACTTAACGCACAACCAATTACACCAGAATTACTTCCAAAATCATTATTTATAAATATATTAGATAGTTCATTTGTTACGATTATTTCTTTTCCGTCTACTGCATCAAATATAGTATAATTTGAAATATTACATTTTTTAAATAGTTCAAGTGTTTTATCTTTTCTATCAGTTCTACGTTTTAAATTAACAATTTTTATTTTTTTCATTGTATCACTATCTTTAATAATGAATTGAGATTCATCATTTAACTCATATGCATTTTTAACATTGCCTTTACCAATTTCAGAGGTTAATCGTCCAATATGTTTATGTGTTATTCGATTAAAGAATGCAGTTTTATAATTAGATTCATTCCATCGATTAGCATAATCTATTTCAAAAAATTGATTTGGTGAATCAAAATTACCTAATTTCAATATTGTATCAACCCGTGTAATCGATGGACGAAAACTATAATGTGGCCAATAATGACAATTTTGATATTTTTTATTACTTGACTCTTTTAAATGATCATGCAAAACAATATCAGGCATAGAATTAATTTTTTGTTCACCAATTATTTTATAATTATCTATAGTTTCTGCATAATTTTTATTAAAAACAACTTGGTGAATATTATGGTTGTTGTTTTTCAATACATTAATCGCAGTATTAATATAATCATATGGATGATAAAATAGAAAATCATCTTCAATGTGTATCCAATATGTAGGTTTTAATGATTGTAATTTATTCCATATAATATTCATACTATATCGATGTCCTTTTTCGGTTTCATTTTTCATATAGTATTCAATCCAATTGTATTTTGTTTTCATATATTTTCTATCTATTTCTGATGAGTTGTCGTCAACACAAAACCAAAAATCTATTTTTTCTAAATCACTCCATGTATTTAAAATAGAATTAATAGTTTCTTTAAATAAATCTAATCGTTTACATGTTGTAAATGAAATTAAAATTGTATTTTTTTTATTAGATTTTCCCTTTTTATCCTTTTTATTTTTATGTGTATTTTGAAGTATATTAATCGTATTATTATTTTCTAAGGTCAAATTGGAACGAATTTTTTCAAATAATATATTCCATACTTCAATAATATTTACATTATGTATGATATCAGTATTTGAATATATAATATGATCCAATGATTTAAATAATTCAATATGTGATTTTTTTGTATCATTTAATAGTCGTTCTTTGTATTGATTATTTTGTAATAAGTTATTTATAATAATATTTATTTCTTGTATACCAATTATATTATTTATTAAAATTTGTTTACAGCAACTATAACCAGAATCTATATCATGTACATTATAACTTGTTATAGCATTAAAAAATTCAATTCGATCATTATAAAAGAATTTATTGATAAATAGTTTATCTTTAGGATCCTTGTTATAATTTTTAAATTTATGATACAGTGCATTAATTAATGTAAATTGTTTGGTTTGATATAATAATTCAATTGCAACAGAAACACCTTCAATTCGTTCATGATCATATTGAATTGTTTTTAATAAATAAGGTACAGCATTATGTATATCGTTTTGTTGTTTATATATCATACCTATTTCCAAACAAGCATAGTACATCTCTTGATTCCAGTGATTTTCTGTATCAAGTAATTTTTTATACCATTCAATTGATTTGTTATGATATTTTTCTCCAGCATCTTTATAACTTCTACCGCAGTAAAAAGCATACCTTCCTGATAATCCTTTATCAGGTAATAGAATTTCTTTTTTATAAGCATTTTCTAAAATAATAGCATCATCATAATATTTTGTTGGGTTATTACTACGACTACCAGATCTTCCAGATTCAATATGATAATCGCCTTCAACTGTACCATAACCACCAACTGGTTCAGAATTAGAGAGATATTCATGTAATACTCCTTTAAATTGCCATTTTTTTTTATTGTTTATTAGTAAAGGTCTAACATATTCAAACCCTTTCCCAATTTTTAACATATATCCATCGCAATAAATATTATGTTTATTAAAGGGTAAAACAAAATTACCGTTAATTCTATCATCTGCATCGAAAATAAATAAATAATCTGTTTTACCATAAGCAGACTCTAATGCCATTGTTCTATTATACCCAAAGTCCTTCCATGTATGATTAACTAATTCACCTGGTATACATTTATCATAAAAATAATTTTTAATTATTTCTTGTGTATTATCAGTTGATCCTGTATCAGAAATAACCCAATAATCAATTTTAATATAGTGTAATATGTTATTTAATGTCTCTATAATAATGTTCGATTCATTTTTTACTATCATATTTAAACATATAGTGGGCATGATTCCTTTTTTTTTTTCTGATATATTAATATTCATTGAATTATATATTTATATATGTATCTAATAATCAATAATTTTAAGTAATAATTTTAAGTAATAATTTTAAGTAATAATTTTAAGTAATAATAATTTATACAAAAATTATTATTATTATGTATATATGTTATCATAAATCATGCATCAATTATATTACATATTGTATCAATATCATCATCGGAGTCCTTAAATACATATGTATTATTTGGATCTATATATTTATCTAGGTATCTATAAATACGGTTAATATCTAGTTTTGTTATTTCATATCTTTCAAATATATGATAAATTGTATTATCATTATTATCATTAATATTATTATTATTAATATTATTATCATTAATATTGTTGTTATTATTATTGTTATTATTGTTATTATTATCATTACGTAGTTTAATAAAAAAATTAAATAAGTCTTTCTTATCCAATGCCATTTTTTGACACAATTCTTGTATAAATAATGAATTATTATATTCGGTACTATATTTTGTCAGAACCTTTGTAAAACGTATTTCAGATAATTTGTTTTTGGGTTTAATATCATAATTTAATTGGGAATCATGTAATATTTTATTTGTATGAAATGTTTTTATTAACGAACTCATTTCATTAAATTGCCAAATTTGTTTTTGAAATGTTATACGATCTATATAATCTGCAAAACATATTTTATCTAAAATTTTATTATAAATTTCGAATGGAGACTGATTTCCATTATTATTCAATAAATCAATTATATTTTCATGCCATAATAACCCAACAATAGTTCTATCTGTATCATTCATGATTGTTATATGTTGTTCCAATTTATATTTTTTATTAAATAAGTTTTGAGTAATTTCTTTTGTATTTTCATTATATGATTTGTACTGTAAAATATATTTGAATATATCATCAGATAATGTATTATTGTTTTTTTTATATATTTTTATAATTAAATTTAATTTTCGAAGATCATTTTGAAAATAATCAATCATATTTGTTATATCATATTTTTTATTACTAATTAGATGAGGTATTGTAACATTTAAAATAGAGTACATTTGTTGTGATGTTGGACTTTTTAATTCAAATGTATTGCATACTTTCATTAATTCTTTAATTTTTTTATCTATATGATAACTACTTATACATATAATAGGACTAAGTGATATTTCTTCTATCTTTTGTTTTTTTGTTTTTTTAGGGCGAATCATTTTAATAAGAGAATTAATACCACCTTTATCTCCATTATTCATTCCATCAATTTCATCCATAATAATTGCGATTGATTTTATTTTGTTATTTAAAATACTAACTACACTTTTATCTGACATATTATTTTTTGTGATAGTGTCTATTATATTTTTATTTCTTATATCTCCTGCATCATATTTAATTATATCATAATTAAGTTCATTTAATAAATTAATTATAAATTGGGTTTTTCCACTTCCAGGGCAACCATAAATATATATCCCTCGTTTTAAAGATAAATCATATTTATTTGCTTCAAAATCAATTAATAATTTTTTAATTGTGTCTGATATATTTTTTCTATCTAAAATATCATTGTAATTAATATAATTCATATTATAAATATTATATTAATGTTTTTATATTATTAATTAGCATATATCATGATTATTAGAAATACCATCCCATGCAATATTACATCTTTTTGACCAATCATACTTTGCGCATAATCCGTTATTTCCACTCCATTGAGGTTTAGTAAAATCCATTGGTTCTTGGCAATTACTGTTACCTAATCCTTTGTCATTTATACAAATATTTCCAGATACATCCCAATAATCGGGACAATTAGGAATAACCGGAGGATAAATTGAATTATATTTTTGCCGATATAATCCAAACCCAATTATAGATAATGATATAAGTAATAATATAGTCGCAATTGTTATTACTAAATTTTGAAACAACATATATATATTATAATATATATAAAAAATAAAAATTGTTCATTTTTTATATTGAAAATAATATAAAAATTTAATAAATTATTTTTCTATATAAATTTATATATGGATATATTAAAACAAATGAGTAATGTAAATGAAGCAGTTGAATATAATGGTACAAATAATGGAAGAGTTAATATATTACAACCAAATATTGAAGACCGTTTTACTATGACCGATCGTATTCCTGTAAATAGTACTAAATATTCATTTAGAGATGCAATGATTGGAAACTGGTATAATACAACATTATCAAATGCATTTTTTAGTAAAGAAAATACTCAAATTATTCAAAATGGTATTCGTTCAGGTGTATATAAAAAATCAAACAACCAATATGTTATTGGTGAACAAAGTATTGATGAATTACATATCATTATGAGAAGTACATTTCTGTCGACTAGTAAAAATCAACCTGAAAATATAACGGAGCAAATACAAGAATTAAATGATAATGTATTAACATATGCAATTAATAAGGTTTATGGAGAAGCAGATGGATATATGAAATATAAACGTGATGCAAGTAGTTTAGTTACTCCAATTGCTATGCCTATTATGTCAAGTACAAATAGTAAACAACTTGAATTAAAAAAATGGTTTTAAATTATATGATTAATTTTAATATAAATAAATTATCTATGCATTATAAAAACACCCAGAAGGCATATTGTTATGTATAGGTCTATATGTATGAGTTAAACCTGATTCTTTTTTTTCATTTATTTCTTTATTGGTTTTATCAACCTCCGGTTTTATTAATTTATTATGTACATTATCTAATTCTAAAATAAACTCATTTTCATATTCGTTTAAATATGTATTGAGTAATCTTTCGTTATTTATAATTGTTTCGTTTTGGCGTAAACTTTCTGTTTTACTTAAATAACGCTTTAAAATTTCTTTATAGGCACAGTTATGTTTTTCCAATAATACAAGATATTTAGCATTAGATTTAGCAATATCACTCATAATATATTGCGATCAGTTTTAATTAATATTAATTTAAAAAAAAATAATCAATTTTTTTTAAATATAATTTTTTATAATGACATCTCAAATTAATTTACACTATGTTTCTTACCTACTTTATTTTTTTTAACTACTACCTTTGATTTTGAAATTTCTTTATTTTCTTCCTCTTTTTTTTGGGTTAAACACAAATACTCTTTTCGAAGTAATTCCAATTCATTCAACCATAATTCATTTTCACTTGTAGAAATTAATTTTTCTAGATCTTGTTGTTTTCTATCACGTTCTAACAAAATCTTTTCAATATTTTCTTCTGTAACACTATCCATTGGTAATCGAACTAAATATTTATAATCGGAATCATTATCAATAATATCATATTTCCTATCATTTAATATCGATGATACTTCTGCAGTTTTTTTTCTTCGAAGATCTAATGTATTTTCTAAAATTTCAGTAATAAACCGTGCTTTATTTGATAACATAATATAATTTTGATTCAAATAATCAATTTGATATTTTTTGCGTTTCTCATAGAATTCATATCGTACTTTCATAAAATGCTCAATGATTGTTTCAACATTATCAAACTTGATTAATTTTTCTTTATCATCAAATACATGCATATTTGTTGTAGATCGAGTTGTATATAATTTTAATAATTTTTCTAATGCAGTGCATGATTCATATTCGACAATTTTATTTCTTAAGTCATTAATAATTCCATTTGCGAAAGTAATAGTAATATCTACAGTTTTATCTGTACTCATATCTGTATAATCTTTTATTTGAGGACTAGATTGTTTGACAGTTTTCTTCTTATTATCCTTATCCTTATCCTTATCCTTATCCTTATCTGATTGGGTTGATACTGGTTTATAATCAATAAGTTCTTCAATATGTTTTTTATAATCATCAGTCCAAACTCCGATAGGAAGTTCAGTAATTCTTACTTGTTTATCTGACAATATATTATATACACCTTTAATTAAATATTTGTTATTTTTTTCATTAAGTGATGTAATAGTACCTTTGAATCCACTATAAAATGGAAATAATTTTTGTTGTGGTTCTGTATCGTTATTTAATGTATTATTAATTTTATCTAATAATTTTGCCTTCACATAATCAATAATTGTCAATGGATTGTAATTAAGTATATCAGTACTAAATCCAGTTCCAATACCTTTTCCGCCATTTATAAGTTGCATTGGAATAATTGGTACATAAAACATAGGTTCTACCATTGTACCATCATCTTCTAAATAATTTAAAACATGATCATCCTCTTGTGGAAAAATAAATCGTGTTATTTTACTCAATTGTGTACAAATATATCTTTCAGACGCAGCATCATCGCCGCCCTGCAATCGTGTTCCAAATTGTCCATTTGGTTCCAATAAATTAATATTATTTGACCCAGTAAAATCTTGTGCCATACCAATAATAGCACCATATAGACTTTGTTCTCCATGATGATATCGACTTTTTTCTGATACACATCCACCTAATTGTGCAACTTTAATTTCTGAAGTTAAATTTCGTTTCAAACAAGTATAAAGAATTTTACGCTGACTTGTTTTAAGTCCATCAATACCACTTGGAATTGATCTTTCACAATCATATTTTGAAAAATGAATCATTTCTTTACTAATAAAATCTTCATAAGGAACATGTTCATTATTTGTATCTAAATACAATGTGCGATCATATTGTTCTAACCATTCTTTTCGATCAGATGCTCTTTTTTTATTAAAAACTTTATCAATCGCATCACGACTAATTGACCCATTACTAACAAAATTAATAATTTTTTTATTTTGAAAATATTCTTTAAATTCTTTACCGGTGCTTGTTCCTAATCCTTTATAATATTTAAATGACCAACCATTTATTGTATTATTTTTAATGCTTTCTGTTTTCCATGTCGCATAATCGCCTTCATTATAAAATAATTTTTCTTTATTACCCTTATGTGCTTTAATAATTGGTGTATTAATGAACCCAATAAACCCAGGAATAGACAATAACGTCTCCCACTCAGAATCAAATAAATTAATACATAATCCTTTAATATGACTTCCATCTAAATCTTGATCTGTCATAAAAATGATTTTTCCATAACGTAAACTTGCATTAGCGTCTTCTAATGTATATTTTTTACCTGCTTGTAACCCTACAATTTGTTTAATTTCATGAATTTCTTTTACTTCAGAAACGCGTTTTGATGTTTCTCCCCTCACATTAAATAATTTACCTCGAAGTGGATAAACCCCAATAGTATTTCTATCAATTGTAGATAATCCACTCATAATACCCGCTTTTGCTGAATCTCCTTCACATAGAATTAACATACAATTTGAACTATTTGGACCACCAGCATCATTAGCGTCAACTAATTTAGGAATTCCACGCACTGACTTACTTTTGATTCCATCTTGTTTTTTAATAATTTTTGTTGTTTTTACATCAGTTAATGCACACGCTGCATCCATAATTCCCAATTTTGCTGCCTTCTCGATAAATTTATCACTAATATCGCACGAAGATCCAAAAGTTGAAACAGGTGTATTCAAATAATCTTTTGTTTGACTATCAAATGAAGGATTATCGATTACACATCTTACAAATATGAATAATTGTTCTTTAATTGTATTTGGTTTTACATCGACCTTTTTTTTTTGTTTAATATACACAACCATTTTTCGAACGAACTGATTCAAAATATATTCTACATGTTTACCTCCTTTTGAAGTGAAAATACCATTTACAAATGATACTTGAGTAAATTCTTCATTGGGTGCCATACAAACTACATACTCCCAACGATCATTTGATTCTTCATGTACTCTGTTTGTTTTCATTTTATTACCAATATATAAATCAACATAATTCAAGAAACTTTTTACAGAAACTAACTCATTATTATATTTAACTTTTACAGATTTATCGGTTACTGCTGCCAAATCATAAATACGTCGTTTAAATAATGAAATAATATCATCACTTAATAAATTATCTAATCCCATTTTTTTATAATCAGGTTTAAATGATACACGAGTGTATGGTTTTTTACTGCATTTTGTAATTGAAGGAGGTTTAATAATATCTAAATTATTTTCATATTCTTGTACAAATAAAAGTTTACGTGTATGATCGATGGTTTCAACTTTTGCCCAAGTAGACCAAATAAATGCTAGTTTAATACCAAACCCGTTTTTTCCGCCTGTTGTCTTTTTTTCATCCTTATCATAATTAGTTGAAGTACGTAAATGTGCAAAAATAAGTTCTGGAATCCAGATATTTTCAGAAGGATGTTTAGCAATATCAATTCCATTTCCATTATTCGTCATTGTTATAATCCCTTCTTCTTTATTAATTGAAATATCGATATCAGTAACTGGGATACAATTTACATCTCCACTGTTCATTTGGTTCTTCATTCTTACTGATTGATCTCTTGTATTTACAAGAGCTTCATCGAAAATTTTATATAATCCAGGAACAATAGATATATTTTTTTCAACTATTTTAATATTTCTTTCTCCATCATCATCATCATCCTCCTGTACTATATATGTATTATAATCAGTAGAGGTCATACTACCAGTATATGTATCTGGTGTATCTAGTACGTGTTGTTTATCTGTTTTCTTTTGATATTTTACAGCAAGTAATTGGTTGACATCTGATACTTTCGACATTTTTTGTGTCATGATATAATAATAGTTTTACATATAAAAATATATATAAGTCAATTTTCAATTTTAATTTATAATAATATATTTTATAAATTATTATATATGAGTTATGACAATAGTCTAAATTTTACGTTAGGTATTAATTTTGGGGTTTTAAATGATAATAATTATACATTTAAAGCACCAAATACAACAATTTTTGGCGAAATTAGAGGTGCAGGTGGTGGAGGTTCTGAAACTTTTACTGGGGGGAAAGGATCGTATATATTTTTTAAAATATCTAATTTAATTGTTTCTAGAGAATATAAAATTATAGCAACTGTAGGGGAAGGAGGATATTATAATGGATATGGAGGAAAAAGTTATGGAAGCACATATGGTAAAGAAAATGGCGGGAATGGATATAATGATTTTTCTTCTATATTATGCGGAGGAGGAGGAGGTATGAGTAGTTTATTTGTTATAGATATTGTCGATAATATAGTTGTATGTACTGCTATTGCAGGTGGAGGGGGAGGAGCAGGAACAAGAGGTAATGGGAACGATGCAGGATATATATATAATTCAAATGGAAATTATAGAGGAAATAATTACATAATTCACACTGGGTTAGGTGGAAATAATAATTCAGATGGAAATGGTGGTATAAGTGATGAGTTTTCCGGTAATTATGGGTATGATATTCCGATCTATACATATGATGTTTCTATTAATGACTATACAACGAATGAACAACTTCAAACTATTAATTTATATATAGGTGGCGGTGGAGGTAGTTGTGGTTCATTTAATGGAGGCGGTGGAGGCGCGGGATATGGAGGAGGAGGAGGGGGTAATTATGGTGGGGGAGGAGGTGGCGGAGGATCCTATACGTCCGTATTTGTTAGTAATATATTTAATAATGGAGGAGCAGGTGGAATTCCTGGAAAAAATGGAGAAAATGGTAATATTTATTTATTTTGGAATAATTATATTGATATTGAAAATGTGCCAATTGTAAATAATTTTATGTTAAATACACACCATTCGTATAAAAGCGAATTCAATAGTTTAATTCATATGCCATCTAATGAAAAAATTATTAAAAAAAACATAAATTATAATGTTAAAACATATGATATTACGATTAATGATGATTTTAAATATTTTTTTATAACAGAAAATGGGGTTCTAATATCTTATTATAATTTTATCGATAAACATTTTGAATATAGTTTACCCGATGTTACTTTTATAGGAGTTCCAATAATATCAGTCTCAAATATTTTAATTATTTCATCTATAACAACAAAAGAAATTGAACCAATGCATATATATGGAATTACTTATTATAACTCAACCATATTTGAAATAACTGGACAAACGATATGGAGTAAACAGTTGGATGGTAATTGTTCTGGGTCGCCTGTTTATTACAAGATTATTGACAGTGACAATAAGAATACATATTACTTTTTAATAGCAACTACAAATGGTTCTATATATAACTATAAAGATATTGGTACAACAGTTGAATTAATATGGAAATATAAAAATAGCGATAATTTAAATATTAATAATACTATATCATTTGATAAAACAAATAACATATTGGCATATACAACATATAATTCAAATAACGATACGGCAAGAATATATATATTAAAATTATCTGAAATAATTATAGATACTAGTAATAACGCAACATTTAATAGTAACAATGAAAAATATATAGAAATTGATAATGATAAATTTAATACACCTTCGATAGATATATTAAACAAAACAATTTTTTTAACAACGAGAGATGGAAATAGTCATATATATAAATATAATACAGATAATCTAATTTTAGAATTATCATTAAATCCTACTACAATAATAACTACAAATGAAACCAATATTTCAAATATTGCAATTGGGACAGATTATTATTATTTTACAACTAGTAATTCATTTTATGTAATAAATAAAATTAATAATGAATTATTATTTAAATATTTTATTGGACCTATTGATAATATTTCTAATTCAACGCCAAGTATCGACGCTAATAATAATGTTTTATTTGGTGCGAAAAATAATAGAATATACTCATATAATCATAATAACGATAAAAATTTTAATTGGACGTATAATCTAGAAAGTCCAGTTGGTTCAACTCCAATTATTGATAATTCATTTAATATTACTTTAACAACTACTGATGGACATATAATTAAAATTTTACACAATGAACCTTCTGAAGAAACTACTTATATGCCAATTATTCAATCCTATATGTTAAATAATAAACATACAGGAAAAACTCATTATACTGCATCAAGTATTTTACCTGTAATTTTATGGAAAAAATCAATTGATTTAAATTATATATCAACAACCTTTTATCTATTACCTCATGTTTCTATTTTATATAATAATCATATTTGTTTTGGATCACATGATGGTAATGTATATATTTTTAATCCTGATACTCAATATTACAGTAAAATAAATGTAGGAATAAATAATTATAAGAATTTGCAGTCAATTTATACAACGCCATTAATTTCAAATGATGGTAAAACTATATACGTATGTAGTTATAATGGGGTTCTTCATGCTATATCAATAGTAGATCCAACTTCCACAACAATAAATGGTACATTAAAATGGAGTTATAATCTAAATAATAAAATAAGTGCATCTCCTATTATTGATTTAAGTAATAACATATATGTATGTGCTGGTTCAAACCTTTATTCAATTAAAGATAACGGATACACTGGTTATCCAGTATGGATTGAACCATTTAAAGCATCATCGATCATATATTCATCGCCAGTTATAGTTAATAATTATATTTATATAGCATCGATAAATGGCATGGTATATGAAATTGATATTATTACTGGACCGTCAGTAAATAATACAGAAAAAAAATTTAATACAAATCCTGGTTCTGACGTTCATCAAAAAATTTATACATCTCCAACAATCGATGAAGATAATAATATAATTATATCTAGTAGCACGAATAATACTGGTAATTTATATTATATTGATTTTTCTTCTACAACCCCATCACTAATTTGGGGTACTACCCAATCCCAACCTGTGTTTGACCAAAATATAGGACCATTTTATAATACAACATCAGTTAATGATAAAACAATATATTTAAGCACAATTTCATATATATATGCAATAAATCGTTCTGATGGAAGAATTCAATGGAAATTTTATAAATCAAATTATTACTATACAACTCCATTAATAGATTCGAATAATAATTTATTATTTAGTTCATTAAATGCAAGAACAAATAATGGGAATTTACATTATTTGAAAAATATTTATGAAAATTTATCTACATCTGAAAAAGATGAGATTGATACTATATATAGTAATGCTACAAGTGATAATGAAAGAATGAAAGTGGATTATAATTATAAATTTAAAGAGATATGGAATATAGAAGTATCACAAAATAAAGGACGATTATCACAACCAATATTAGGTACTGATGGAACTATTTTTGTTACTTCAACTGATAATAATATTTATGCAATTAAATAATATACATACTTCACTTAAAAATATATTATTAAAATTAAAATTATAATAATTATTATAATTATAATAATTATAATAATATATCAAAAAAAAATACTATTAAATATAAATAACAATATGAGTACTTCTTTACAAATTTTTAACAGATCAGATCTTGACCAGGCTATTGAAGACTACGAAGACAATAGTGCGAACGCCTTATCGACATGGGGAAGTGATACATCCATTTGGAATCAGAATGTTATATTATTAAATCTCGTTTTTTACCAACATAATAACAACCTACCAGATGTAACCGAATGGGACGTTTCATCGACTATAACTTTAAGTAGTGCATTTGCAGAATCCAACTTTAACCAAGACATTAGTGGTTGGAATGTATCAAATATAATCTATATGAACGGTATGTTTGAGAATGCAACCAGTTTTAATCAACCTATCGGCGATTGGAACGTATCGAAGGTAACGAATATGGACGGTATGTTTGCCGGTGCAACCAGTTTTAATCAAGATATTAGTGGATGGAATGTATCGAATGTAACCACTATGAATGGTATGTTTCGGGATCGGCCCTATTCAACCAGTGCAACCAGTTTTAATCAACCTATTGGAGATTGGGATGTATCACGTGTAACCAGTATGATTGATATGTTTCAGAGTGCAATCAATTTTAATCAACCTATTGGAGATTGGGATGTATCACGTGTAACCAGTATGCGGGGTATGTTTTCCGGTGCAACCAGTTTTAATCAAGATATTAGTGGATGGAATGTATCGAATGTAACCACTATGCATAATATGTTTTGGGGTGCAACCAGTTTTAATCAAGACATTAGTAGTTGGAATGTATCAGGTGTAACGCATATGTCTTATATGTTTCAGGGTGCAATCAATTTTAATCAACCTATTGGAGATTGGGATGTATCAAATGTAACCTATAAGTCTACTATGTACGCTATGTTTTGGGGTGCAACCAGTTTTAATCAAAACCTTAGTGGATGGAATGTATCGAATGTAACCAATATGTCTTATATGTTTTATGAGGCAACCAGTTTTAATCAAGACATTAGTGGATGGAACGTAGCGAATGTAACACATATGACCAATATGTTTCAGGGTGCAACCAGTTTTAATCAAGACATTCGTGGATGGAACGTAGCGAATGTAACAAATATGACCAATATGTTTAATGGAGCAACTACATTTATTAATAATAATCAAATATTTTTTGATAGTAACGGTATTTTTTTACCCACTTTATATTTTACTTCTTTATCAGTTGAAATATATAATTCAACAATTTATCAAGTTATAAATGATTGGATAGAAAATAAGATTAATACTGAGCAACTATACGGTAACATTTCGATTTGGAATGTATCAGGCGTAACTGATTTATCTGGATTATTTATTAATACTTCTTTTAATGAACCTATCGGAGATTGGAACGTATCAAATGTAACCGATATGTCTAGTATGTTTCGGGGTGCAACCAGTTTTGATCAAGATATTAGTGGATGGATTGTATCGAATGTAACTGATATGACCAGTATGTTTCAGGATGCAACCACTTTTAATCAACCTATCGGAGATTGGAACGTATCAGGTGTAACACATATGACGAGTATGTTTCAGGGTGCAACCAGTTTTGATCAACCTATCGGCGATTGGGATGTATCAAGTGTAATACATATGACCAGTATGTTTCAGGATGCAACCACTTTTAATCAACCTATCGAAGATTGGGATGTATCAGGTGTAACACATATGACGAGTATGTTTCAGGGTGCAACCAGTTTTAATCAAGATATTAGTGGATGGATTGTATCGAATGTAACTGATATGTCTTATATGTTTCAGGATACCAGTTTTAATCAAGATATTAGTGGATGGATTGTATCGAATGTAACTGATATGACCAGTATGTTTCAGGGTGCAACCAGTTTTGATCAACCTATCGGCGATTGGAACGTATCAGGTGTAACACATATGACGAGTATGTTTCAGGGTGCAACCAGTTTTGATCAACCTATCGGCGATTGGGATGTATCAAGTGTAATACATATGACCAGTATGTTTCAGGATGCAA